TCATATTTCCTTTAGTCTCTTGTTTATGTCATCAATCTTTGAACCAAATTCGCTATACGTGAGTTTGGCATACTTTACCATATCCTCTAGATAGCTGTTTGTCATTATCATCATGTTTCGTATCTCTGTCACAGCGCCATTAGTTGAGATTCCAGTTGATATTATCGTCTCCATATGCACAACAGCGGTGATCATACTTGCCGATATGCTTTCTCCTGCTATCTGTAAGGCAGTAAATCGACCATTAAGTTCATCTGCAGTTTCTTGCCCCATGGATTGCCAACCTCCGCTTGTTGCCTCCTGTGAAGATGTGCCAGTGTATCCTGTTATTTTTGCTGCTTCGTCTCGGAATTTTATGCCTTTATCGACTATTCCATTCCATTTATTGGTTAGATAGTCAACTTCTGTTTCTGAAAGACCGTCCTTGGCAAGTTTAGACCATTCATCATAGAATTCCTTCAAATCCTTATCGAGGAGGTCTCCAATTTTAGCATTAAGCACAGACTTCATGAGGTATTTGGAGAAGTCGTCCGAAAAGTCTTCTGCGTCCTTATCCATATCCATCAATGCGTCAAAGAAGCTGCTCTTCATGTCATCAAACGACATCTGGGTGTATTTCTCGCTCATTTGCTCATTGAGGTCATTGATAGCATCAGCATACTTGTCGATATAGTCTTGTATCATACTCGGCAACTTGTCAGAGCGACCTCCCTTGCCGCCTTCTTTTCTATATTCATTGAGAATCGACATAAACAAATCTTTGTCTGTGTCGCGGATTTTTTTCATCTCTTCTGGAGATAGAGAAAGGAAATCCTTGCTACTTTTTACAGTCTTGCCAAGGATTTTTGACACTTTCTCCATGTCTTTTTTCCAAGTTTTATTGTCGTTAACAGAAGAATGGAGGGAAGAACGCCAAGTGCCATGCTTGTTCGCCTCTGCCTTCATGGCATCTGATGCGTTTTTCTTTTGTGCATTTATAAGCTCTACGGCATCCTTATATACCTCTTGTGCTCCCGTTATGGAATTTGTACCCTGTAGTGTATCATTCAGTTCTTCAAGACATGAGGCAAGTACGTCATTCTTTTGATTAAGCTCATCTATCTTATCCTGCATTTTTGCTGTATTGTCTGCGCCGATTCCTAAGACATTTGAAAACCCTTGTAAGGCAGAAATCCCCTTTGTTAAAGCTCCAATGTAGTTGCCGCTCTCAAAGTCTGCAACAGCACCAGCGGAGTCATTTAAAGCTGATAGACCTTGACCAATTTTAGCAGATGCTTCATCCATGCCAAGGCTGGAGAAAAGTTCTGGTAGCTGGTCTATACCACTTTTGGATATAAACTCCTGCGCATCAGAGAACCAATCGGCTATTTGAGCCTTGGTTGATTTCTTTGCTGCGTCCTCTTTGTCCTTCGCTTCTATAGTGGCTTTAGCGGTCTTTTCTCGTGCTTTAGCCAGCTTCCCTTCAAGCACAGCAAGGTTTGTCAGAATGGATGACATTTCCTTGTACTCCTTGGTAGACTTGTCTATGCTCGCCTTGTCTATATTAGCTTGTATGCCTGTGGTATCATCTCCGATAGCGCGCACTCCAAGATCTGCTGCCTTGTGGTTTGCCTGCTTTAAAGCTTTCTCATATTGTTTTTCAATGTCTGCTTCTTGCAATTTTGCTGAATTGAGGGCTTCTTGCGCTTCTTTAGCTTCATTGATACGACGTATGTTTTCCTGCTGCTTCGTACCTATAAAGTCGAATATTCCTCCCTGCTTGCTTATCTCGGCATTGATATCGTTGATTTTCTCCTGTACCTTGGATATATCAGAGACATCAGTTAACTTACCACTTTTTAATAATGACTGTAGCTGTGCACGCAAGGAAACGAGATACTCCTTTGTGTGAGATGAGAGGTCTGCAAAGACATTCTCCCAGTCTATTTGTTCAAACACATCGCTTGCATCTATTTTCTTCAGCTCGTTGTCACGCTGGTTGGCGAGTGATGCCTTTTGATAGGCATTCTCTGCCTTGGCTATCTTGTCTGCATACTCTTGTGTGATGGCGAGTTTCTGCTGCTGAACGCTACCATACTCCTTAAGATATTCATAGAGGTCATTTCGCTCTTTATCTGATGCTTCCTTGTTGACTTCTCTAATCTTTTGTTCTTTATTAAGACTGGCAAGGTATTTCGCCTCACTAATTGCCTTTGACTGTTTTTTGGTGAGTGATGAGGCTTTACCTGCTTCCTTGTTTTTCTTCTTGAACTCTGTCTCTTGCTTTTTTATTTCTGCTATACGCTTCTTATAGTCATTGTCAATCTCCTTTAGTTTCTTTTCCGTTCCTTCGCGCATAATGGAGATTTCATCGTCCATATTCTTCTGGATAAGCTCCTTTAAAGCATTGCTCAACTCTTCCTGCGCTTTTCTCTGTTCCTCCGCCCTTTTCTTTGCATCGGTCATCGATTTGTTTGCCTTGCTTGAAGCCTCAGATATGCTTCCCCAATACTTTTCGTATTCTTTCTTTTTGGCATCGAGGTCTTCCTTCGCATTCTCCCAATCTTTGTTAGACCCCTTTCTTGCCTCTTTCTCTGCCTTTACAGCCGCTTGATAGTTAATCTTTGCTCTCTTCTTGGCGGCTGCATACGACTCATCCTTGTTTGCTTCTTCGTATTTACCAGTGACATAATTAAAATGGCCCTTTGCCTTGTCTGTCTCGTCCTGCAATTGCTTCATCTTGAACTGTATCTCAACTGGTATAGTAAACACTCCCTGCTTCCACGCTGTATTTTTCCATCTCTTAATGTCTCCAAGCAATTCTTGGTATTTATCAAGCGCTTTTTTCTTATCTGCTGTGAATTGGATGGGGTGCTCTTCCTGCTCCTTCTTGAGGTCGTTGACCTTGTCTTCAAGCTCCACTATAACCTTCTCGGCATTTCTTCCTTCGAAAGGAATATTTGTAGGCTTCTTCTCTATATCGTCTTTCATTGCCAAGGCGAACTTAGAAAGATAGTCAAGCTGTTCCTTGCTTTGCTCATATTTGTCTTTGGCTAACTCGACATCTATCTTTGTAGGCACAGCTATCTTCTCCTTGGCTTCCTCGATTTCTGATAGCTGTTTTAGTAGGCCATCTCTCAAATTTATGGTTGCATCTTGCCAATCTTTCCAACCAGAAGTCCAACTCAAATCGAGTCCGTATTTATCTTTAAGTAGACCTTTTTGCGATATAGCTACACCGCTAAGGATTTTGTTTAACTCTTCCACCTGCTTCCTCAGCGTCTCCCCTCGCTTCTCGTCAGACAGTTCATTAAGTTGCTGATTTACCTGAGAGAGGTCTGCTTTAGCAAGTTTCTCTACGCTATTATAGACTTCTGTGATGGATGGAGCAATCTTTGACAATTCATCAAAGGCAAGCTGTTTCTGCAAGTCAGTAGATTCTGCACTTTGAATTATTCTGATTAAGTCCTGTAATTTATGGTTACGCTCGTCCAACTTTGAATTTGTGTCGTCCAAAGACTTTGCCAAAGCATTCTCGGCTGCCTCCGCCGCTGAGGCTGCCGTTGAAAACTTGTATATCGTGTAGACAAGGCTTGTAATAGCGGCAGCCATAAGTACGTATGGGTTCAACAGCGTTGCGGCTGCAGTTTCCTTTAATGCTGTTGTAAGTCCCTGTTGTGCTAATGTCAGAAATTTTGTTCGTGCTGCCGCAACTGCCTCTGCGTTTGATAAATTTATGCCGGCTGCTGCTGCGAGTGTTTTTTCAACAACAGCCTGCTGAAGTATACGGTTGTTTAGCACTTGAAGAGCGCTGACAGCCATGAGAACAGCTTTGTATGTACCGTATGCCGTTGCTGCTACCATCACTACCTCGCCAACCTTGCGCCAGTTTTCTACGATTGTGGACACTGCATCAAGTCCCGTATTGATAATTCCTTCTTGTGATCTGCCAAGCTCATTGAACATCTGTTCTATTGCGTCTTCAATATTGCTTATCTGACCAGTGATAGTTTTAGACTGTGCTTTCATCATGCCGCCAAACTTACTTCCTTCTGATGTCATGTTCTGCATAGCCTTAATGAATATATCACTTGTCACCTTGCCGGCTGTAAGTTGTTCTTTGACTTCGGCAATTGCGTTATTAACATCAAGACCCATAACCTTAGCCAGTTCATCAGCGATAGGAATACCTCGATTGAGGAATTGGTACAAATCCATTGTATCCATCTTGCCCTTTGCTATGGTGGTTCCATATAACATTACCATTTCAGATAAGCTTACTCCCATGCCAGCTGCAACATCACCGAGTCTTATAAGCGTATCGTTGACATCTTTTGCAGCTACATTAAAGGCTAGCAACTGTTTTGCTCCTTCTGTAACATCATCTACACCAAATGGCGTTATGGCTGCGGTATTTATCAGCTGCTGCATCAGGTCTTTCGCTTTCTCCTCACTTTGAAGCATGGTTTTAAATGCCATTTCCGTCTGTTGGAATTGACCTCTGACCTGCATCATCTGACTTACAAACTTTCCTATACTCCATCCACCAATAGCTATATTAGCTGTGTTCTGTATTTTGTTTATTATATCATCAATGCTCTTGCCCTCAGACTCTACTGTCGCCGCTGTCTTGTGAACGGCATTCTGAATATCCTGGAAACCTGAGACAACTTTTCCTGTTTCTATGACAGCATCAAATTTTAAACTTGGCATGGTGTTCTAAATTTCTTTGGTTTAGGTGTAACACGGTGATTATTGAGACCTGTATTCTAAATAGGAATTAATTTCGTGCGCGTGTGCGTGAGAGGTCGGTTATTCGGGGTTGAGTTCACTTTCCATCGCCGCCATCATTACAGCTTTCCTATCGTTTCCGTTGATGTAATCTCCGCTTTGTTGTGGTATCCTGCATTTCTTTGCTTCTTCATCAGACAGATAGATTGATGTTATCTTGTCTTTAAGCATAAGCGTTAGGTTATTGTATGATATTCCCCATACTACATAGTCGTAAGACCATCCGTATCGTTCGCAAGCCACATCTATCATGGAACCCCATATCGTATTGCCTCCGAATACATATTGGTTCTTCGTGTCTTTTGCTGCGCTTACCATTGACATTCTTTCTGTTTCCTTGTCTATTCCGGTCATACTAACAATGTTCTCTAGGCTGCTTTCTTTCAGTATTACAACTAGAAGTGTTGTAAGGTCTTCGTCGTCTGCGGCTCTATTGAGAGAATTACTTACTCTCTCGATCCATTCTATGTCTAATAGCTTTTCTCTTTTGTTTGTAATGTGATATGCGAGTAGTTTACAGCATTCCATTCTTTTTGCTTTTACTACTCGCATTATTTCTAAAACCGGGTTAGTGGCTATGTTTTCCTTATTTATTCCGAGTGTTTCTAACAATTGGGAAATTAGATACATCTTTCCTAACGTCGGCGGATAAGCACAATAACGTTTATTGCCTATCGTGAAATAGATAGGCGTATCTGTTAATACGTTTGCTATGATGGTTCCTAATTCTTTCATGTGCCCAAGACAGGATTCGAACCTGCGACTCTCAACCGCTTTATGGTCTGCGGATTTAAACAATGGCTAACTTTAGACCATGCTCTTCCAACTGAGCTACTTGGGCTTATGCCGACTGACTACCCTCAATCGGCGAAGGGAGAGACACATTATACGCTTGTGTAAGTTTCCTCAATCTCAGTAGGTGGGGTTTCGCCTGCTTGTGGAGTGCTAAACTTCAATGCGTATTTACCACCTGTACCCTTTGTAGCTTTTATTACGCGCCATCGGTAAGCACAATACACATCCTCGTTTTTCTTGTTTGTTGTTTTAGCTACTACATCACCATCAGGGATGAGAGCAGAATGCGTGTATGTGATCAATGCACCATCTGCCGTAGTAAAGGCTTCCTCTGCACCCACGGTTGTATTGCCCATATACACACCAGGCAATTCTGGATCTTCAGGTTGAATAGCGAGACGATAGTTTCCTTCTACAACGCCGTCTATGGTCTTAAATGGCTGGGAGACTCCCTTTTTAATGAATAACTGATATGCAGCTTCATAGGTTGACTTCTTCGTCTTTCTATCGACTGTGCCGCCACCTTCTTCAGTCTGCGTCATTGTGTCACCTTTAGTAGGAGTAACCTGTGTTGTATCCTCTTTCGGTGTATCAAGCTTGTCCCACTCATTTTTGGCTGAGCCGACAGGCTGAATGAATATAGAGCATTTGCCCCAAGATGTTACTGACATAATTTAATCGTTTAAAGTTTTGTATTCTATTTGATTATTTATAATGTGCTCTCCGCTATCTGTTGGATAAACACGTTGATTTATTGCATGTGCAACATACTCGTCTGTTCTGAAATGTTCAAGTAGTTTCCAAGCTATTTCGCATAATTCATCTACACGAGCCGTATTCTCTTCAAACTGGCCTTCCACATCGTAATCTTGAACATAGATGTTCACATTGACAATTGCGGTTTGATTTTGTACTCCCTCATTTGAAAGTATGGAGATAACAATGTCTTCCTTATGCGACTTCGCAGGGCGCTTTTTCTTTGTCACCATGCCATTTGTAGCATTGTCTAATACACTGCCTTTGATATAGTGATATACGTCTGTCCTTATAGTTCCGTCTGACCTCATATCTTCCATTTGTTTATTTCCAAGATAGCAAAATCCACTGCGGTTTTTATGCGTGACTCTACTTGACCAACAGCCCATGTCTTTGTTGATGATAGCACATCCTTGCTATCTATCGCTTCGACCTCTGCTGCGTATTCCATGGCAGCTATGACTACTAGGGCATAAACACGGGAATACTCTTTTGCTAAATCTTCAATCAGCTTCTTTCCTTTAGCTGTTCCGGCTACACCTGAAAGCACCTGTGAAAAGGCTGATGACAAAAATTTCTTACCGTGGTCGTATACTGAGTAGCCTATTGAACTTCGCAGGTTGCCTGTATGGTCTATCCAGCTCTCCCTTGAAGAACGATTCCTAATTTTAACGACACATTCTTCTCCAAGCTTGCATAATGCATTTAGTATTGCAGATTGCAAATACGATGCTGCCCGAAACAGGAACTCTTTTACCGAGTTTTCTGGTGTTACTATCCTTATACCCATAATTTGCATTGAAGTTGGTACCGATGAAATCCCTTAACCTTTAGGATTACTTCTTCCTCGCCCAAGACTAAAAGTCGCACAAAATCTCCGTAGTTAAACTTTTTTACACATACCGGTATATTGTATACTGTATATGAGTAAAAATCAATAGATCCGTCTGGGATAGCTATCTTGTTCGCTTCTCCTGCTGGCACAACATCGCATGAACAGCAGTATTCCCACTTGATCTTTCCGGGGTGATAGTCGCCATTCACATCGGTATAACCTTCTGTTTTGGTTTGGCGATAAAGCTTAGAGGCGTTGAAATTTAGTAAACTCATCAACAATTTATATAAACTGTGGGTACTGGTCTTGTTGGAATCTCGCTTTCCCCTATTTCTTTGTATAGACCATTTGCTTTTAGCGTTATGGCTTGACGCTGGTCTTCGGTAAGAGAACCTATAGACTTATCCGACTCAGAGAAATTGACTGCCTGAACTAGTGACATTAGGCAATCGGCAAGCGCACCTTTGTACGCTTCGCTCTTAGATGACTCGTAGTCGAAATCATCAAAAACGTCCAAATTACGCTTGATACACACGTTCTCTATATACCCGAATGGAATTGGTATGTGTATTTCATCGATTAACGCTTGCCCGATTGTCTTCATAACTTTAAGTTGTTGGTGTCACATTTGTTTTAAACTGTCCTTTCTTTACTGGAGGAAGCTCATTGTACGCAGCTACGATATCCGCATCAGAAGCATTGCTTGGTAAGCTTGCTCCAAGAGCATTAAGACCGGCAATTGCTTCCGCCTTTTTGTAGGTCTTATCTGCAATGGTTACCTTTTCATCGGATGCGTCTTCAGACTCTTTTGCGTCATCAACTTCAATTACAGGGTCTTCGACTGTGATGTCTATCTGGTAGATAGAGTCAACGTCTTCAATTACAGGTAAGCAATACGCCTGAACAGCGGTTGTCTCCATTAGTGGGTCTGTTGTTGAGTATTGCGATATGAGCTTGTAATCAATCTGCTGGTAGGTCACACCACTTACGCGGTTAGTTGATTCCGCTACCTGTCCGTAAACAAGTGCTCCAATCATGGTATTGCAGACTCCGATAACCATATTCTTGTTCCAAGGCTTAACATTGCGGCGTCCTCCATCCTCTTCGAGGCGAACAGTGCGATTGATTATGCGGAATGTTACGCCTGTCTCATCCTCAAAGGCTTCTTGGAACTTGGTTGTCGTTGGAGTTGGCAACTTTGTGTTCGAATCGTATGACTGTCCGTTATAAGTCGCTACGAGCTCTTTCGCACCCTGGGTTTTCTTTAACGCATCAAAAGTTGTCTTTGCAATCCAGAACTGGATAATTGTGTTACCGTCGTTTGTCGCTCTTTCAATAGCGTTTTTTAAGTCGTCTACGGTGAGACCGTCTTTCTTGTTGTTGATTCCGAGCTTGTTATCTTCGGGATACTGATAGTTAATGCGGAGCAACTCCTTTGGATTGTCATCATCGCGAACCGCTACATAACCATTTGAAAGTCCATAGAGTAGGGCATATTCGTTTCGCTCATCGATACCTACGGAGCATGCAACTGGATCCTGTGCCAGTTTCCTTCGTATCTCTGCTGTCTGACCGCCCTGCGCTTCCATTATGCGAAGAGCGAGGATTTCGGACTCCTTAAGATTCTTCTTCATACCCATCTTCGGCAGCTTGCCGTTGGCTACGGAAATGCGGTCACGAGATTTCAAGGGAACCGGTGAGTCGATGGCTACATAGTCAGCGGCTACATAGCTTGTGTCTACTGTGTCGGCCTCCCACTTGTTGTCCGTCGAGTAAACGCGGCGAAGAATTGATGTGTCTTTGTGGAGATATGTAAGCTCGTTTCCTCTTTTCCCATTTATCTTCTCAATGAGTGTCTTCAGAACGGGGAAGAAACTCAATACATACTTTAGAAATAATGAACTGTTCATAATTAATTGATTTTGTCATGTCCCCACTGTATTGTGGGAACCGCTGTTTTAAACGCTGCTTTAATGGTTTCTACTGAGTAGGGTACTGCTCTGTCGTTAACCTCCCCGGCTGTGAGTACGCCGACGTGAGGTGTGTCTTTGGGAGCGGTTGTCATACAAACGCCGACATACTCGCAATTCGCTGGTAATGAAGAATACTCCTTTCCAGAAACCGGCATAGGTTTGTATTCTCCATCCTTTGTGCTGCGAATGATTACGTGGCCACATTTTATAAATGGCTCGTCGAACCCGGTCATGTCAAGCACAACGCCACCTGTAATACCATTTAGATATTTACGGATGACAACAGACTCTTTACCAGAGTCAAAAACTTCTGCTGCTTCTAATCCATACATAATTTTACTTTTTTTGTTTTACATTGTTCCTGCCAACTCTTCAATCTCTTTTTCGCTGATGACTTCTGGCTTATCGCCCTCTTTTTCTTTTTTGTTCCCGCTTGTAGCTGCGGTTGCTCCAAGTTTGGCGAGACCCGCGTTGGCTCTTTCCTGGTTTAATGTTGCTAAATCATCTACTACACCATCATAGAACTCTTCGAAATCTGCCTCGTTCTCGAACTTTATCTTGTCAAAGTTTTTGAGGGTACTCTTGCCGAAAGTGCCGGTGTCTTTCAACAATGCTTTTAACTTTGAGCGTCTTCCGTCTGTTTCTCGCTCGGACTTTAAACCAGTTAGTTCTGTTTGTATCGCTTTTTGCTGGGTGATAATTGCTTGTGCCCAAACCGGAACTTTTTCTTCTTCTTTCTCCTGGTCGACGCCATCTTGGCCGGCATTCGTGTCGTTGTCATCGCTTTCTGGGTTTTTGTTATTCTTTGAATTCTGAATAACACGATTTGACGCCTTTTGAGCAATCTTAAGATAAGGGATAACCGCTTCGACTTCTGACGAAATCTTCTCGTTTATCTCCTCTTCTGAGGCTTCTTCATCAAGTTCAAGGTTATCGGCAATGTCTGCGGCAATACCCTCTAACTCTTCCAAATTGAACCCTAACGCCTTACATTTAGGTTTCAAAATACTTAATACCTGCTTTGTCTTTTTCTTCATTTTATTGATATTTAGTGATTAATCATTAAATATCCCAGTACGATTTATCACAGCAGTTATTATGGTGCAAATATAATAATAAAGATTTGACTATCAAAGCTTATTTTTAAAATAAGTATCTGATAGTCAAATCTTTATGTTTACATATAAATCTAACGTGGGTATGAAAATACCTTTGATGCTTCTGAGATTTTATTCTCTATATCTTCCTTAAAACCCTTCAAAGTTTTGATAGCTCCTTGTAAGTCATTCAACTTATAGTTACCGCATTCCTTTTCTGTAGCACCTGGTATAGACGAACTGTTAGAGCAATATCTCAATGCTTCTACTAGTGCGCAAGCGACCCTTACAATGTCCGGTTTACCTTTAAGAATTAGATAGAAACCGGTTAGACATCCCATAGGTCCAAAATAAATAACTTTTTGTTTGTAGACCCATTCGTTGCGTAAATAATCTGCCATAAGATGCTCTATCGTATGCGCAATCTCTGGTGTCAATTGCTCTTTATTCGGCAAACAGACTCTCAAGTCATAAGTTGTTGCTCGCTCTTTCCCTATACTATCCTCCCTTGAAACATATATTCCAGGTTTTAGCCTTGTGTGGTCTATTGTAAAACTCTTTATCATTTCTGGCTTAACTTTAGTTTTTTACAACGATTGTATATCGCATTCTCGTCAACTCCTATTTTGGTAGCTATTACCTTTGCAGTGTATTTACCATACATTCTTTTTATGATAAAGTCCTCGTCGGCAGTAAATACATGATTCTTTATTACTCCCATTGCTTGCAGTTTTCTATGTACTGCCCAATAATTTCTTCCGAGTTTGTCGGCAAGCTCCTTTGTAGTCATTACAAGAGCATTAACCTTTAGGAATTCTATCTCTTCCTGTGAAAAATGTTTTCCTCTACTCATGTCTATCTTTATACTTTATTTTTGCGCCGGCTTTATTGTAGTCAGTGCGCGGTTGATATTAACTATTCTCTGGTTTATATTCTGGGTTCACCTGCAACGCATACTCTCCTGCGCGGTTGTAAATACCCTCGTTCGAGATTTTCGTTACGATATTCTTCGCCGCCTGAACACTGTCCGCATCATCGTTGATGTCAATGTCGGGCATTCCTGGTACCGAGTTTATGACGGATTGCATGGCATTGTTCCAATTTTGTCGCAACTCCAGTGCGTTGCCATCACTGAACATCGGTCGCAAGTCCTTGCCGATTTTCTTTTGGATGTTATCAAACAAGTTCTTAAATAGGTTTACAGCAACATCTATCAGCACCATTGCCGTCTCCATACGGGCGATTATCTTGCTTTTCGGCACCTTGTTCTTTAAGAAGTAGTTGTCGATGCTGTAATAGAGCGTTGTAACGAGCGGTTTCAGTTCCGCTTCCGACGCATCGGATAGGTCAAGCCAAAGCTGATAGCGGTCGGCGAGGACAAAGCGCATCTTCGCATCCCATGTGTTGTATGCAGCAAGAGCCTTGTTAATGCTTTGCTTTGTCTGCTGACGGTATAGCTTTTTGTCATCTTTAATTGCGTTGTAAGCGTCTATCATCGCTGTTTGGGCAATGTTGTACGCAGAACCCATTGTGATGTAATACAGCGAACAATAGCGGTCAATGCTCTTTAGTATTTCCTCTTTCTGCTTTACACTTGGCGCGATAATATACGCCCTTTTGGGGGTTCGGCTTATTAACTGGCTTGTGCTCATGTTTATATCGCGTTTAAGATTTGCAAATCTTCGCCTATCACGCCTACGACGGGTATTCCGCAAGCATCCGCCACACGACGTTCCGTTTCACAGCCTTTTGAACAACGCCATCGGTTCGGTACGACGATGCCGTCGCAGCCGAGGAGCAGGCGTAAGTCCTCTTTCATGTGCTCCGTGTACGGCGCAGAGTCGGATAAAGGTTTACTCATGGGATTGACTGCCTTGTAGCCGAGAATTGTCAGTTCTGTTTCAATCCGAGCGAAGAACTTGTGTCGCTCGTTGAGGTTGTAGCCGGTAATCGGTGATGATATGTAAATTTTCTTTTTGCTCATTTTGTTTTGTATTTTTGCATAATGTTTTGTATTTTCATATAATGTTTGCTATTTAGCTGCGCAATTTTTATGCGCACGTATCGAGTTATTAGCTCTCTCGTACGATACCACCCACGCACCTCGTACGTAATAAACACGCCGCACATTTTAGGGTATTGGCGTGGTTCTGTTTCGATTGATGTGCTTACCTTCTTAAACTTCACCTTAGTAGTTTTATGGAACCACACACGATACTTTAATTTGTAACGCTTCTTTGTTTTTCTAATCTTCATTTTTCTTCTTTTTATAGTCCAAACAGCCTTCTTCCATTGTCGGCATGATACATAAGCCGCCGTTCTCAGCATCATCAATAAGTTCTTCTGACGCATGAAACGAGTTGAACATTTTAGCGTTGTGATGCTTTAAGCATAAATTTATGCTGACCTCTTTTTCGTATTCGTATTCGTACCATGTCAGCGGATTGACTCCAGTCCTTGTAATAGTCGTAGTTTGCTCCGTTTCTTTGTACCACTTGCACGAATAGCAAGCAGCGATATTGCAAGGAGATTTGTTGCAATACTTTTCCTCATGTTTTATGCAACGTCTTTCCGTAAGAAACAGCTTTCCGCAGTGCGAACAGCGGTATGCGTTTACTCTAATCATTCTCCACCTCCTTCTTAATTGCTTCGAGCTGTTGTCTATCGTCTTGCCGCTGTAATCAACGGCAATTTCTTTCAGCACGGCAATCTGTGCCGTCAGTCTGATATAATCCGCCTGTTTCATTTCTCTTTGTTTTATTAAATTTCCCGTGTTTCTCCTTTTAAGAGTTTCAAGAGCTGTATCGTTTCGTCTATTGACCTGCTGGTACTGCAGTCAAACCCTGCGTCTTTCAGTTTCTTTATGTGCTGAATCTCTTCTTCTTGTGTCATTGTTTTCTGTTTTCGGATTTGTGTTCTTCGTTCCATTCTTTTGCAAAGTCTGCAAGGCTTTTAAAAACACCCATTAGAACGGGCATGCTGACAGCCTCCGTTGTGCTTGGGTTATAAATCACCACGTGGCTATCTCCCTCAGACACACGTATTGTTATTGTTAGCTTAGTTTCCTGCATACTACTTCTCCTTTCTGTTTGTCGTGAATATTGCCAATAACCTCATGGTCGTAACGACGCAGCATCTCGCCTAAAGGTCTGACACCTGGTAGTTTGGCGCAATCTTCCTGCAAGAAAAATCCGCCTAAACTCTCCACCCAAACTACGGCACACAAAACTGGTCCGATATGGATAACGTCACCCTCATATATCTCCTTGCCGTTTTTGTCTACATAGCCAGTGAACTGACATACGGTCTCTGGATCAACGTGATATGTGGATGTACAATTGTCTGAATGTGCCACAACTATTAATGTAGCTCCATCCTCACATTGCACCAAACTACCTTCCGTCCATTCTCCAGCATAGCGACTTTCTTTCTCGCATCTGGCACGAAATTTTATTGTTCTCATAATTCTATGGTATTTATAGTAAAAACCTTTCAGTTTTCTTTCCGTTAATATATTCTTCTTGCCAGACTTCGTTGTAGTCGCTGGTGTTGTCTTTGTAATAACACACTATAACAACTTGTGCCAATCCTACGTCAAGAGTCTCTGTCTCTTTGAAGTTGTTACAGTCAGATCCGAGCTGCTTTGACCAGTCCTTTGCTATTTTTATAGCTTGCTTATAACTTGACGCTGTTATGAAGTCAACGCTTTCATAATCATCATCCACGCTGCTTTTAACGTGTTGTTTCAGTGCTATCTCATATTGGAATTTGGTTGTTCTCATAATTGTTTTGCTTTAACGTTATATATTCCATTTACGACTTCCACCTCGTAACAATCTGGACAATAGTGTTTGCCATCTATTTCTTCCCAATCTGAGTAATCTGCAATATCAGAACATTTGTCAGTAAACAATGCGGAATGAGTGTCTGTACCTTCAAACACATTGCCACATCTGTCGCATACTATCTGATACATTATGATTGGTCTGTACATAGCTATTCACTTTTAAGTTCCACTGGCTCATCTTCCCATGTAAGCTCTCTTCCAATAAGTTTTTTAATTGAACCTTTTGGAAGTCCTATAGCACAGGAGTCGAAAATATTTTCAATACACCACATAGAATCCACCCAATCTCGATAAGGCTCAGTACTACATACACATTCTGTACCATCTTTATCTACTGCTAACCATGCCATATTATTCCTCCTTTATACCGAATGGTGTTCCGTCAGCAAACGTGTCTGATGCAAAAAGAGTTTTGAATGAAACATTGTCATTATTTGAAAAGAAGCAGCCATTATCATCAATTTTTGATATGAAATAGAAGCGTTTCTCGGATATGGATTTTGTCCATCCGAACGGCTGGTGCTTCAACATTTCCTGCCAGCACTCTTCTTTGTTCTCGAATGGACGATACTTAGGTTCGGTTTTGATGCGGTATCTTTGCGGACTAAGATTAAAATCAGCATTATTGCCCAGATAGCACCAATTAATATCTTCTTGTACCTGTATAGTTTTACCTTCAGCAAATGCCTGTATAATAGGCAGCAGTTCTTTTGCTTCTTCTCTTGTCATAACTATCTGCTTTAATTGTATTATTATACTTTTGTTACTCCCCAAGCGCACTGCTCACGATTGGAGCGTTCGCCGTTCTTCTTTGGGTAATTAACCAAGAAATATCTTACTATAAGGTAGTGAAACGAATATTGCTAACCCAACAGGCTTTTTCGTTACAATCTACCTTGTCGTTAATTTGTATCGGATATTCTTCGAGGTATTGCTTTTTTAGTTCATACTTCTGACGTGCAATCTCTATTTCTTTTTTATTGAGAGCACGCATCTGCTTTACAAAATCTTCTTCTGTCATATTGATACTTTAGTTCTTCCTTTTTTTTATTTCGTCTAACGCTCTATTAAGCCTGCCATTCTCCTCGCGATAATAATCCACCTTCTGCTTCAGCTTTTTTAGATAATTTTTTCTTTCCAGATATTTATAGTATGGGTGTAATAAGAAATCGGTGAACGAGTTCCAAATATCAAAATATTTTTCCCAGACAATCTCGCTTGTAATCCCCTTGAATAAAGCATAGGGAATAGAACCTATCAGCATTATTGGAATTAATGGTGCCGTTAAAACGACGCAGATCATTTTTGCTATAATTGTTTTCATTTTCTAATGTTATATTAATCCTTTAGTTCTATCTCATGTTCATCTGCGAAACTATCTTCTGCATCCTCGCAATAACGACCTTCACAAAGCGTCTCAGGGAATGCTCTGTTAGTAAAATACTCTCGGCAGCATAACTCGCATATTTCATTTCCATAATTATTTTTTAACTCTTCTCTGGTCATTATTCACCCTCCTTTCTGATTAAATAGTCGTACATAGGCTTGCGGCTTCTACGATATTTATTACATATCTTTTCTGCCTCTTCCTCTGTATTACAAATTGAAACAACTCCATCGGGATACGTGTCCCAATATCTAATAACTTTAAATTTTGTCATATTAACCCTCCACTTCTTTGCCCATGTACAAACTACTTTTTGCAAAATAGTTATTTGCTAAGGATGAGTAGGTATTTTCATCCAATGCGTTGGCATATTTGGCTTTGCAAACTGTTTATGGTATGCGTCCATTCCTGGAATGCCTGAGACACCCTTATAATAATCATCTCCTTCTTCATAGCATGTATCATAACAATCATCCTCATTATTCCATGTTGCAGATATAAATCCATCAGCTTGAATAAAACCTACTCGTGTTCCATTAGGATTAAAATCCTCATCAATCCACTTTTCGTTAAAAGCTATCACCTCTTCTCCAAAAGGAATTTCCTTTTCAGATACTTTATTCCATCCCATATTACTATTGTTTTTTTTAATTATTTATCTGTTTTTATCTTGTTTTCCAACTCTGCTTCAAGCGTCTCTACTCTTTTCAGCCTCCAAAAGGAGTACTTCGAGTACGCCCACGTAGTTGTGCAAGTACGAGCTTTGCAGTACGAGCAGCATAGTCAATGAACGACCAATCTCTGCGGCAACTTTTTCGAAGCCTTCATTCAGATACACATCCAGTTCCTTTGAACGTGCCCTTAGTTCGTCACACTCAATGTGCAAGCGGTCGAGACGTGTTTCAGACGGCTTGTAAGCCTTCTCGAATACATCTGCCGGACTCCAAGACTGGTAGCCGTCTTCATACTCAACAAGGTAGCCAGCCTTATCTGTTTCACACTCAGAGGGTCTTACACCCTCTTTCAAGAGCTTGCGCTCGTAGGCTTCGCCCATTGTCATAGGCATAGCCTTCACTGTCTTTGTTCCAGTGTACTGTTTCATTTGTTCGTTCATAATGTTTATTTTACAAGTTCAAAATCGTAGACGAAAACCCAAGGGTTGCTCTCCCATGTACCCTTGCCGCTGATTTTGTCTATTAGGGCAGCGTAGGCTTCGCGTGGAGTCGAGAAAGAATAGAAGTCTGTCACAGCGTAATTTTGACAAGTATAACAATACTCTTTTTTAAAACGAACGTACTCTTTCCCAAAACGGCGGATACCTTCCGCCATGCAATCTTCCTCGCTGATGTCCTGTAACCTCTCTACGCGGATGTTGGTGATGCGAATATGATGGGGCATTAAGTCCGCACGGACAAACATCTTATTGCTGCATCCTTTCTCGTATTTGATGCACTCCAAAGGCATTCCGTTTTTACCACAAAGACGATAAAATTCATTCTCCTTTCTCAAATCTTCGTATTTTTGAGCGATGGCTATAGTTTCACCGAGTTTGTAAGCGGATTTGGCGAGAAGTATTCCATCGCCAAACAGACATGCTTTGCCTTTGTTTACTCCTTCTAAATCCTGCCTAACCATAATATCTCTCCATCTTCCTGCAGTATAGGCTATTCTTCTTGTTTGAGTCTTTCTGCCTTCGAGTACAGCTTGTGTTAAGCCGTACCTGTCGTTGAACATAATCTTTTTCATACTCTATATTTTCGTTAATAACCTCTTTGAAGTGTACGTTCGTTACTCTATTACTTAATTCCCCATTCTTTTTTATAGTTAAATGGTTCAGGGAATCCTTCAATAGGTTTTTCTGATATTAAAATCTGTTTGCCATGTATAGAATCGCATCCCCATCCCCATATCATACCTTCATTAGCATCATACATATCTTTTGTTATTGGACGCAGCGAATAAGTTTCTTGCAAACCATATCCTTGACATCCTTGCCCTGCAAATACGCCATCATTAAGAACGTCTATAGCATATTTATTTGCTATAACTACCGCACTATCATTTCTGGAAGGGACAACAGCCACATAAACCAAACTTTGAAAACCTCGACCTTCTGTCAAATCGAAATTATATGATATGGCAAAGTAACTTACCTTGTTAAGGATCTCTTCCTCATACTTCCTACATTCCTCTTTATTAAGGAACTCTTTGCCGTCTTTTGCAAGATAAACGGTCTTCTGTATTATCTTTTCTTCCATGTTACTATCAATTCTTGTGTTTAATATTTATACTTTTAATTCAGCGTTCAGCCCCAGTGCCCAAAGGATATGCTGGAGTTCGTGCACGTATTGTATTTCTCTCAACTTTTTGCCGTCGAGGTAGGCAGCAAACTTGTTTTCTTCGACCTCGTACACGATATTGATGCCGAGGTCGTAATGATAGAAGTCGTACCATTCCGAAGTGCCTTCCTTTTGGTGCTGCTCTTCTTTAAAGTTGTTCTTTTTGAGGAGTTCGGGAGTGAGGGGTATGCCTTCAATGTTATTACACCAAACACCGTGAGAGAACTCCCATTCTTCTCTAACAGTTTGAAGCAGATCCGCAAGCCCCTTCTTGTCTTCACATGCCCGTTCGGAGTCTATGGCTACAACCTCGCAAAGTGCTCCTTTGGGTATCATGCAGTTATCATTACTGACCATTACAAGGTCGCCTATTCTTAGGTCTTCTGGTTTAATCATTCTTTTGAGTATTTAATGCGATTCGTAGATAAACTGAGAAAAACAGCCAGACAAAACCTACTGTTACTCTATCATCATGGCGTGATGCGCCGATAGCCGGCAGTGCAAAAAACTGCCAATCTTTTTTATTAGCGAAGCAAAAAGCTTTACACTCGCGGTATTTAGCTTTAATCATTTTCCTGTGTGTTCTTTTGTAAATACTACTCTTTCATCTTCTTTGTCATAAGGACAATTAAGCATCTGAGGGCAAAGACCGCAGCTTACAATGTGCCTTACATCACATTTCCTTCTTGAGTTATAGCTCATTTCTTTCTTCTTTTATTTGAGTTTTGAAGTGCTTGACCGTAATCCTTTGGAGAGGTTATTGCGTCTGGAAGAGCATCATATGCTGATAGCAAATAATAAAGCCGGTCTACGAATTTCATTTCTCACCTCCTTTCGGCAGCAAGTCCTCAATGTAGCACCATTTGCTGATATTGAAATCTCTTACAACCTCATTCCATGGTATAAAGTCGTACAAGGCTGTAGTAGTAACTTTTACATCCACAATTTCACCTCCTTCTGTGGCGGTATATAAGATTTGCTTTCCTTCTTCGGGTGTTTCACTTGCCTCGTGCCAAAGAGCTTTCTTAAACCATTCAACACCTGCGGCGAAAGCATTTCTTGCGGAGAAGTTTGCAACTGCATCCAATGCGGGATTGTATGTCAACGTTGCTGCCTTTCGTATGTCTTTTTCGTCAATCATAATAGTTTCGTTTTAAAGTTATCGTAAATTTCCAAGTCGTTCCACCATTCTTCTCTGCCGAGTTCAACGTGCCTGTTTTCGGGTGTTTTTTGCTTTACAACTGCTTTTATCCACTCGTTAGGAACAACCGTATTAAACGATTGCAGTTCACTGCTTTTCTTCGTCTTGCCGTCAATGTAGAGGTAAAGCGGATAGTATTCGCCATCGAAGCGGTAGCAGAGAGCGTTGTGCAATGCGTTGTCCGCTTCGCTACGAAACGTGATTTTATAGCGGTTTCCTCTATGCAAAGCAGCGAGTGCGTGCATGAAGTCCTCGTAACCAAAGTGCGTGTTCTTCTTGCCGTTCAGCTCGTAGAAGTATTGCTTGAAGATGTCGCGTCGCATATAAAACCAGAAGTAGTCCATATCGTCGTCTGACATCTGCGGAATCGACCTATACACAATCTCTCCCCAAACGTGCTGTCGGAGGTGCGAACCTCTTGCGAAGCCCTCAACCGCATAAAGGAAGTCGTGTCTACCTAAAGAAAGATTTATCATACTTAGAATTTTTCTCTTATCTTCCGATATTGCTTGGCAAATGTCTTTTTCGTTACCCATGCGCTGTATCGTGTGCGGTAGTAACGCTTGGGCTTGCCTGAAACAAGCCCTGTTGCGTCACGAGGAGTATTCACGCTCATGTATATCTTTGGCACGATGTCCGTTGATACATACGATGTGATATATTCATCGCAAAAAGCGATATGCCCTGTCTCGCGGAACTTGACATCTGCAAGCGAGAAGTCTTTTGCCATGTTAGCGTTATTTGGGTGATTTATTCGTACCAAAAAGGTACTCGTTGCCCTCGTAGGAAACACACTGCTTATAGCCGCACGTGGTGGTAACGTAAGGATACTCACGTTCACTATCATAATGCGAAAAATGAGCGACCCTCCATACACCGTATCCATTATCTCTCACTAAGACCTTGTCGAACGGCTTGAATGGACACTTAGGTTCAACAACCTTAACAGACTCTACTTGCAAAGTTTCGGGGTTGTACTTGCCGCCGTAATGCTTCTCTGTTGCTGCGATAAACTCTGCTCTCTGTTTGCCGGTGGCTTTTACAAAGCAATCCGTGGCGCAGACTTCCTCTTCTCCAAATGTATGGTCATTATAATAGTTGAGTGTTGTATTGAACTCGGTGTAATCGTTATTCACCCAACCTTCAAAGATTGCAAGCATTCCACTGTTAGGGTTGTACACCACGTCACCACGCTTGAAGAACTTAGACCAGTCTCGCATTTCACAAGAAGGGAGGAGCATTACTTCTGCGTCTTCAATGTCGTCGTAATAAAAGCCGTTTTCTGTAAGACTTACAAAGGGAGCGAGCGGGACTTTTGATAACACCTTAATAGGGAAGGTGTTATCAGATACTACTTCTTTAAATTTCACCTCACCAAACAGCGGTGAGTATAACTTTGTGCCATTTGGCATATTGCGGAGTATTTCCGCAATGTTAATCTTGTTCTCCATCTTCTTCCTCCGTTTTCTCTGTGTTATACTTCATTTTGTAAGCCTGTATTATTGTTTCCTGTGCGCCTATGACTTCCAGCGCCTCTCGTAATTCCTTAATTAGTTTTGCGTATATCGAACCTCTGCCGAGGAAGTACCACACCGCCCAAAAAAGGGCGGCATTAATGATTGCAAATACTATTTCCATTGTTGTTCGGTTTAATTAGATGATTTGTTTTCTTGCACGTCTGTACTTAGTAATGCAGTCGCATCTCTTTTGTACATTGTCCTTACGTTGATTTGTTAAGGCACACATGCGGTAATCTGTATAAACATTGCGCCCAAACGTCAGATATTCGCAACGTGAGCATTTTGGTTTCTTTCCGTTTGCCATATTATTCATTTTTTTTATTTAGATTTTTAACACTATCGAACACTGCCTTTATCGGTGTAAGTCTTAAACTGCCCAGACAAGCGCCGCTATTGGGGTCGTCTTTGAAAGTGTATGATTAGTTTCTTAGTATATGCGCCTTCACCACCTTGTGGGCAGCTCGTGGCTGCGCCTTGTTAAACTCCTCGACAAACCACCGCTCATACTCGTCGTGGAAACGTGGTCTGTGTTGTTTCTTGCCTTGGAGAGGATAAATATCTGCGATAAATTTCTCTCCATTGTCTAATGTCAGTACGGCTTTCATAGCTTACCAGTTATAAATCCAAGCTCCTTTGCTATTGCAAGGAAGTCGGAGAGTTTGTCGGGCGAAACATCGGTATTCTTGCCTCGCGAATAGACAACGCCATCTTCAACTTTGAAGTAGTTATTGCCATCCATGTGGATAAAATAAAGCTCACTTTCCATGTTACTTCACCTCCATATTGATTAAGTCGTCAAAATCTTCTTCCGTCTTGCAATCGTAGCAGTAAGTCAGCCTGCCGTAAGCATCCTTTGTGAGCATCATTATGCTGTTGCCGCTGCTAAGCAAGTCTTGAAGCATATCAATACGAGGATATATACTTACGCTGTTGTTCTTGATAAACCAACGAACGCCCGAAATAAGGCTTGCGGTGTAGCGCGCATACTGTTCGTCTACGCCCTTTTCGTAAGAAACAAAGATGTAATAATCTCCTTTTATGATAGACCACGCATCGCGCAGCCTACTGACAAATGTCTTGATTGTTTCCTTCATATCTGTTGTTGTTACATGTTAAAGTTAATTTCCTCGGCAGGTACCATTTTGAAGGACTCCACATTCTCGAAGCCTATATCGTTGCCAGTTACGGTTATAATATCCATTGTTTTGTCGTAAGTGTTTGGGTATATCTCGGATATTGTTTCCGCTGGTATAATAGTCGGTGCGGTGTTGCCCTTCTCGAACACCAAAAGAAAATAAGGTTTATTGTTTTCGTTTGCCATGTTATTGTCCTTTCTTTGTTACAATTTCCAGTGCTCCAAGCAAAGTCTTTTCACTAATTCCGTTGCCGGATGTAACGCTATCTTCCTTGATAGAATTGAGAGCTTCTTTGAGACATGTGGTATCAGAGGTGAGTTGTTTTATGAGGACACTAATTTTTTCGTCTACATTTCTCACATCGTCACGATTGGCGTTTACCGAGGTTAGTATCTTGACGCAACACTCCTCGAAATAGTCCTTTAACGTTGCTTCGTGCTCCTCCTTTATCTCCTCGACAACAGCCGACGAACGAATAGGGTAGGTGGCAAAGTCGCACCTTATTCTGTCATTTGATGTTTTTTCGTTTCGGATGCGCACATCGCGTAACTCCCTGGAACAGCTACCTATCTTTACAAGATAAACTCCTTCGCCATGTGGGTAATAGTCAAGAAAATAGCGTTCGTTCCCAGTAAAGGTTTCGCTTTCTTCAATTACACCCAAAATCGGTATTCTTATTTCTTTTTCCATGAGTTTGTTTTCTTTTGTTTCGCCAGCATACGCTTGTGTGCCCTACGTTCTGCTCGCGTCATGCCGTCCTTTTTAATCTCGTAAGCTTCTTTATCCATTGTTTTCATAGGATAAAGCTCGTCTTCCTCTTTCTCTTCTTCGGAATCTTCTTCATCGAACTCTTCATAATAGCCATCGTCGTAGCATTGAGGATCGTTCTCTCCATAATATCCACCGTTGGCATAAAATGCATTCCAGTCTATCATAATAATTCAAATTGCCAAATTACACATTCTATCACAGCTCGATTAACTCCTGTGCATACTCGCTTTAAAGACGCATTGATGTCTCCGCGGATAAAGATTTTCTGATCCCTAACTAAGCGCTTATCTGAAGAACAAGTGCCTTTCTTTTTGCAATAGATAACTATAGACTTGTCCAATCCATTCTTGTCTATGCCCCTTTTGACATCAACAGGGAATGTAATCTCTTTTTTGTTGTCAACAGTTGTGATAATCTGCGCATCCTCCGTTATTGTTCCTATAAATTCTAGTGCTATCATATTTACTGTCTAATGAAATATTAATATTACGAATATCATCTCTATTACGAACAGCACGGTATATACCATGCTTAAAACTGTATCTTTATCTTTCATATGCTTGCTCTCCAAAATTTTAGGATTTCTATACCTGTGTAGAATTTACGCTTCGTAGCTTTTCTGATACCGCATTTTAACAAACCTGATTTCGTGTAGTTCATTATCGAATTTCTATGAACTCCCAATATTTTTGCAGCTTCAGCTATGCTGTAGCGTGACGTTGCATTTACTACTGGTTCTGTTGCCGTAATCATATTAATCTTTATCTTTGAGTTTTGAGTATTCTATTTCTAAAGTTTCCATTTCTGCGGAGCAATCTTTTGCTGCTTCTTTGATTTTTGAAAGCACTTCTACGTTTGAAATAAGAATGCCGACTTCTTTGTAAAAGTTAGCTTCTGTTCCAGATTCGTTTCCTGAAAATAGGTCAAATGAGCCTGCGGTTCTTACGTTTGTCGTGAATGACTCGCTTTCGTATTTTGTTTGCTCCTTCCAAACTAAATCCAACTCCGTATTTCTTTTTCCGTTAAGGCAAATCCTTAAAATAACGCCTTTGTAGGTTGGATATACATATTCCACATTCCAGTTAGTATCTTTCAGTATTGAATAAACTCTCTGTGAACACTTTTCAAGTGTTTCATTTGATTTGTTCTTAAACTCGTTGTTCTTTTCTGTATTCATAATCTTTAATGTTTTAATTGGTTTAACTTGTTAGGTAGCGACCTGTTAGTCAATTCTACCTACTTCTTAACTATATGCAAAGGTACTAATATATTCGCATATATGCAAATATACTAATAGATATTTTAGTTAAATATACTAAATTTTGAATATTTCTCAGCATATATTTTTATTTTTGCAAGAAAAGAGTATGATAGATTTAGATGAAATTTTTTCTCACACAGATGTTTCTACTATCATTGGTAGGCTAAAAGAGAGATCTGTTTCTGTTCCAAGTTGGAGTCAATTAATTACAGAGTACGAACCTCGTCTTCACGAAATTGTGGAAGATAAAGTAGGACGACGAGACAAGGAACTGCCTGGAGGTGCCGTAGAGAAGGCGGCACGTATTCCTATCGGTCTTGAAAAATTGCTGACACGACGCATTTCTGAATTTACTGTATCTATTCCTGTAAAGCGTGTATACTCGTATGATCGGAATGACGACACTCTTAAATCAATAGCTAAAGCGATAGAAAAGATTTATACTAACGCACATATTGATGCTGAGAATATGAAGCGTGCAAAATGCCTTTATGCTTCGTGCGAAATGTTTACACTTTGGTATACGCAGCGGAAGAGGAATAAACTGTATGGTTTTGATAGCGAGTACAAACTTAAATGTCGCACATTTTCACCTATGGATGGTGTTCGTATTTATCCTTTATTCGATGAATACGAAGATTTGCTTGCCCTTTCTTTTGAGTATGAAAAGAAAGTTGCTGATACAAAGATAACTTTCTTTGAAACATTCACCGCTACTCATCATTACAAATGGAGCTTATCCTCAGAAGATAATGCAAACGGATGGCAGCCTATAATAAGCGACGAGATAAGTATAGAAAAGATACCGGCGGTTTATTGGTATCGAAACGAGCCGTGTTGGGAGGGTCTGAAGCCTATACGTGAGAATATAGAGTATACAATATCTCGTAATAGTGATGTTATAGCATATAACTCGGCTCCAATATTAAAGGTTGCAGGGTCTATTGTCGGGGAGGAGCATAAAGGTGAGACTCGACGGGTATATAGAGTTACTGAGGATGGCGATGTTAGTTATGTCTCTTGGCAACAGGCTATTGATGCTTTGAAGTATCACGTAGATACGCTGATTAAACTATACTTCATGCAGTCACAAATGCCTGATATTTCATTTGAGAACATGAAGTCTCTTGGTAATATTGGGTACGACTCGCGTAAAACCCTTCTTATGGATGCTCATCTTAAAATCGGTGAAGAGGCGGGCAAATGGATAGAAGGTTTTGAGAGAGAGTCTAATGTGATAAAGGCTTTTCTTGCAAAGATGAATACAAGCTGGGCTTCGCGGTTGGATGAAATTTCTATTGAGCATGTGATTACTCCATTTATACAAGAGGATGAGGCTGCAGAGATAGAAAAATGGATGAAAGCTGACGGAAACAAGCCTGTTATCAGTCACAAGGAAGCTATACGCCGGGCTAACCTTACCGACAACGCTGATGATACATACGATGAAATACAAAAAGAAGAGCAAGCCGAGAGTGAAAGGTCTGCTCAATCTATGTCCAACCTATTTTCTGAAGAATGACAAAGAATAGAAGTGTAAGAATAAAATATTTCTGTAAGGATTGTGCTCATGCTCGTGAATTTCACAGCATGAGCCTTCTTAATGAACCAATACTTTGCAAATGTGATTTCCAAAGGCATAGTATGTTGTTAAATCATGATTGCTGCGAATATTTCAAACATAAGCTGTGATGGCAAAAATAAGCATACCAAATCAAAAGAAAGCGTACAAAGACCTGTCCAAAAGACTGAACCAATACACTAGAAAGGTGTTGGCTATATATGCAATGCTCGCAAAAGAGGCTGCAAAACTTGCTGTTGATGTAGGTTATGACGGCAGCGATGAGTTTTCTTTTTCTAATTATCCCAAGACCGAACGTAGAGTGAAATCTCTGCTCAATTACTATTCAAGTAATATGCAAACACTTGTTTACAGTGGAATATCTAACGAATGGGAAAGTAGCAACACTCTCCAAGACTTGCTTGTGCGCAGAGTCATTAAGTCTTACTCAAGGCGTATAGGGCAAAAGCGAGTTAAGGCATACTACGAGAAGAATAATGCCGCAAAAGAAGCGTTCAAGAATCGAACAATAAAAGGAATGAATCTGTCTCAACGTATTTGGAATCAAAGGGAGGATGTTAAGAAGTCATTGGAGCGAGCATTGGCCACGGGGATAGAGAAGGGTATGAGCGCTGTTAAGCTTAGTAAACGTGTTAGTAAATATCTAAATGATTATCCTTCGCTTGCTAAAGATTACAAGAAGAAATATGGTAAAGCGATAGATGTTTCAGGGTGCGAATATCGTAGTGTTAGACTCGCTCGCAACGAGATAAACATGGCTTATCGCACTGCAGAGCAGGAACGTTGGCGTCGCTTTGATTTTGTCAAGGGCATTGAAATCAGAACAAGTGGGAGCCACCCTAAAGAGGATATGTGCGATGAACTTGCCGGAAAATACCCCAATGGCTTCCCTTGGAGTGGTTGGCACGTTAACTGCATGTGCTACGCTGTACCCGTTATAATGACTGAAGAAGAGTATTGGGGCGAAGGCCCGAAGAAATTATACACCGATGTCCCAAGCAGTTTTAACAAGTGGATATCGAACAACGCTGATAAGATAAAATCTAATAAAAGTTTACCTTACTTTCTTGCTGATAACGCTAATTTTATTGCAGATAAGGAAGTGCGTTTGGTCGTTCGAAAAAGAAACGAGTATCAGAAACTCAAGAATGATACAAACTATAAGGATGTTGAAATAAATTCCGCAGGTGGCGTCAAAGCTGTTCACATAAGTCATAACAAGCACAACTATACTGCAAAAGACTTTTTTAACGGAACGATGGATGGTGACGATTTAGAAAATGAATTTTTAGAAAAGGCATTTTCTAATGGACATAGTGTTATATTTTGCGAAGAAGGTAAGAAAGACAAAACGGGGAAAGAGATGGCTGCTCTTGACATGGTTTTAGACGGCCGTTTGATGGACTTGGCGTCTATTACTAGTAACACTATGGATTATCGAAACCAACTACTAAACAAGAGTCGGCAATTAAAGAAATTTAACTCAAGAGAAGATGTCGAAGCCGAATATCATGATGTTTGTTTATATTTCCACGAACCTTCTATGTTTGAAGAAAAGAAGCTTATAGATGGATACAAGCGAATGTTGGGAGTTCTAAAAAGTAAGAACTCTAATACTCCTTTGAGAAACGTTTTATGCGTTATACTACGCGATGGTATCTTGGAAATAAAAGAATATAACTTCTAATAAAACACGAGACACCGTAAAGAAGCAAGACGGGGGTAGACCATAGAGGTGTCCCTACCCTCATCTAATCTTGGACTTAATTTTCGCTTCTTTTACGATGCCTTTTATTGTACCTTTATCTTTCGTTTGAATTTGTAGGGTTGGCGACCGGAGCTTTTTGGGGTTACGCCGAGGACAACGCCAACCACTTTATATATTGTATCATCCTTTACCGCTGTAAAGGTACGCAAAAACTTTTAAATAGCACTATAATCTTCTATGAATTTTAATTGGTTAAAAAGCTCAACTGTTCTTTACTATCTGAATCGCCTCAAATATTTTCATACCTGCTGCATCAAGCCCTCCGATGTTACCATCGTTCGACTCGTTCATTTCATTGTATATCTTCATTGCTCCTCTAAGGGCTGCTAATAATTCTTCTTTCATGACTTTGGAGTTTTAATGGTTAGAAGCTTGCTTTTAATCCTGCTTTTCTGTAGGCTTGCATTATAACTTGGCTTACACGCTCTTGAATAGATGAAGAAATGTCAAGAATGTCGCCAATCATAATCATTGCAGGAAGTTGGTCGGTCTTGGTGATAGTCGTTGTTTGCTCTACAAGTGTCTTCAAGCAATCCAAGTCGTCCTTGATTTCCTCAATATTCAACATGTACTTCTTGGACTTCTTTCTTGGTACTGGTTCGGTAACAATTATTCCACGTCTCTGCAGGTTGTGAAGCCACTTACGACCTTTCTCTGTCCACAGCAACATGGAGAAAGACTTACCTTTCTTTACTCCTGTCTTGGTAACAGTAAGTCCATTACTTGCGAACTTACTTGCCATTACCCACGCATCGTTTGTCTTGTAGATGATGCCGGCTGTCTTCAACTCAGCGTTAAGGGATGCTGCACTCTTTGCGCCCAATAGCTTTGCCATTTCCGTGGCGTTATAATACTTGCCGTTAGCATTGAGTACTTCCTCTGCATAGCGTGCGTTGTCAATCACGTCATCTACCGTCTGCACTGGCAGAAACTCTCTTTTTTGGTTCTCTACTTCCAACTGGAGTTGTTCGACCCAATCCTTGGATTCTTTAATTTGAACCATCCAGCTTTCGTCTTTCTGAAGCTCCTTGGCTCTTTCTGTTAATTGTGTTCTTGGTGCCATAACTCTTTTTCCTCTATTATGGTTTACCTGAGCTCATTTAATAAAGTAGGCAGCCGCTCATTACGCCTGGTGGGAAAAAGAGCGGTGAATATCACCGAGCGGCGCAAATCACGACTGCCTACAATTATGGCTGTACCGTAAAATATCAACATGTCCGAACTTAACGCGCTCAACGGGTGAAATCACCACTCTTTTTCCATATACAAAGGTACTAAAATTCCCGCAATCCACCAAATTTTTAGGCAAGAAAACTAAAATTATTTCTCTGTATATGAGCACTTTAGAACGTGTCTTCCACGAACTTTATTATCTTATCTTTACGGATGGTTATCTTCTCTTTGTCCCATGTCCTATCCGTTTCTGTCATGTCTCGAACCTCTTGCTGTTGCAGTAGTTGAGTATATGTCTTGCGCTTATCCTCAAACGGAATATTGCCGATAGAGATATTATGCTGTGCAGACAACAAAAGATAATTACCAAGACAATCTAAATATGACTGTTGGAATTCTTCGTCATACTTGCAATACCCATTCTCGGGATTCTCTGTCTGTGGTGCAATGTGTTCCAATTGTGGCTTAATTACTGCGTCATACCGTAACAATGGATAGCCTGGCTTGCCTTCCTCTATCAAATGGTTTTCATACTCCCAAAGTATCATCTTGATAACATCACGGTTCAGCCATCCATGCAACGCACGATTGAACTCATTGTTGTTCCAATAGCCCCAAAATCCACCATCTTGAACTTTCATCCATTCTATGCGGTCAATAATGGGTTGCACATCACCCACAAAGTTTTGGAATACTTCACTCAACCGCCATGTCAGTATTGCACGTGTGCCAACTACACGGTTGCGCATGAAGATAGAAACCATAGCCTTAGCCAACCGCTTGAAATCTGTTTCAGACACGTTGTATTTGTATGCCTTTACGATGAATGGCATCATAAGTGCCGGTACACTCACCACATACAATACATGGAAGTCAAAGTTAGACTTTTCCTTGTCAAGGAACGCGGCAATGAACTCGAAACTCATAACAAGCGAATGCGTGAAGTCACGGATAAACCCAATCCTCGTGCCTTTCTCCAGCTCTGAGTATATCTTCTGCACCGCATTCTTCTCACCGAGAGAATTGAAGAACACTCTCAATGTGTATATGAGCACATCGTCCTCCTTAACCTTATCCTCTATGATGGAAACGTACTTGTATACTTCCTCAAAGCGGTTCTTTATCTCATTGACAAGTTCATGCTTTTCTTCTTCGTCAGAAGCGTACAGGTGGATGTTGTACAGGAATTGAGCCTTTATTATTTCCAAATCAGACGGTTTCTTCCCTCGGCTGTTTTGGAATATGAACATTTGTATGGCTTCCGCCTCGTCATTAACAGTATGGGTAGTGCATGAAGCGTTGACAACAGCACTCATTAACTCACTAAGCATAGCTTCGTCCATGTCAGACATTATGCGGTAGAAATAGTTATAAGCAGCCACTATGCGCTTTTGTGACTCTGTGGCAAGACCATTGGCGTCGGTCTTGGTTCGGTTGATAACATAGTCCTTGAACAGTTGGTTGTCGTAGCCAACCGTCGAGAAACGGTAAGTCTTACCAACCTTTATCATTGCACTATAATTGAAGAGCTCTTCCTCACTTAGTTGTCTGCAACTTTTTATGCGGGCATAAAGCGCTGACATGAAGATCGTTATAGTGGTCAATCGTTGCTGTCCATCAATGATAGCATAGTTCCTATTTCCTTTATCCTCAAACAGGAAATGACCGAAATAGTATTTCGATTTAGAGTGACTGGTAATGTAGTCTTGTAAATCAATAACGAACTGACTTGCCTGCTCAATATCCCATGCGTATGCTCTTTGATAAGCCGGTACAAAGATAGTGTTTCCAGACAGCATTTGACTAATACTTGTGGATGCGTCCATTTCTATAAATTTGCAGTAATTGGTTTAATGATGGCAAGAATATTTTTAGTCCTTGGAATGCCCGTTATTGTGGAGATACACGATACTTGCCCTTACTACAAACGAGAACCCAAGCATACAAACTGATGAAACAAGTCCTACAATTGAACTTATAAGTGTGGGCAATATTTCAGTGAATGAAATGCAGTTAAAAGAATAGGCAAGAGCGAATATTGCAGTCAACAAAGAAATTATTATTCCAAGTTGGGCTATTCTCTCTATCCAATCATCTATTGCCTGTCTGTTGTTACTTGACTTTCTTGTGTCCTTCGGTTTCATATCCTCTGGATTGAATGAAGTCGTTCCTCCAAGAATAAGGTTTCCCATAAATGATGCGCCCGTCATGCCGTTAGCTCAGCTTTAGTTAGTACTTTCTAATACCAACGCATCAAATCAGAATTTATTGTGTTAAACCTTTTATTTGTCATTAATACTGCTGATGTCAATCATAGTAATCCATTGGGTCTATCTCAAAGGCGTGTTCATCCCTAAAATCATCCTCCTCTGCTTGCTTGACAAGCATATTTAGTGTGTTGACCAGATGATTGTCGTCCATATCCTTGATAGAAATATTCCTGCCGTCTTTCGTGGTCCAGTAGATAGATCTGGAGTTACGTTGCCTAAGCCACAATTCAAACTCCAAGTCTCGTATAGTCGCTTTTCTCATTTCCTCAATGTTTAAATCTTACACTATATTAAAATCGACACCATCGTAATCTCCATCGTCGAGAACTATTTCTTCATGGCGATACATACGTTTCACCTCTTCCAAGGCATCTTGTGGTGATTCTGCCTTTATATCAACGATACGACTGAGTGTTTCTTTGATGTATATTTTGTATTCGTTCATAATTTGTTGTTTTGTGGTTACTAAATGTACTTGTCTAACACACTTTCAAGCTCACATCTGTCGCACTCAGGAAAGTTTTCACACACGGTGTCTATTGCCCACATATAGGAATTTGCTCCATCATTGAACAGAAGCCAGAAACATTCCGTGTACTTGTCGAAATCGCGCTTAATGTGATTCGCTTTATACCATTCCATTTCTTCTGCATAAGCTTCTTCAAGCTGTTTGCGTGTTACCTTTTGGTAATTTCTAAATTCTTTCATAGTTTCCTTTTTAGCTCGTATAGCAATGTTGCTATTTGCTCTTTTGCTGAATACATTTCGTCTAATATGTCTTTTATATGGTATGGTGCTCCGTTTTTTCCGTGGCCATCTTCCCCAATCCATATTGATGTTTCATAATCCACATCAAAGTTCTTTAGGTAGTTTTCTATTTGAAAAACAAATGATTGCAAGCTCTTTTCTTTGTATGATATGGCAAACACAAAATCTTGAGTTCCTATCATTTTTTCGAATTCAAAAATCGTATTGTCAATATAGACCTTCCAGCCACATAGTTCGGCAACTTTTTCTATCGTTTCATTCATAGTCTCTAATATTTATCATTACTGGGAAACGAGGAACCATCGCATCGGTATATCCTTGATGCTGTATGGTAGCCGTCTTTCCTATTAACTTGTTTCTCTCATTGAGGTACTTAGCACGAAGTTCCCTGGAACCAGTAGGACGTGCACAGAAGTTGGAGTTTTCCGCTTTTAGCACAAATATAGCCGTACCAGAATCGTTGCCTCCTGCTTCCAATACATCAACAACTTCAAACTCCGTTGTGTCAAACACTTTTAATTTCATCAGGTCATTGCTTAGTCCTTCTACATACCCGTGTCCTATATTGCGTATTATAGCTCCCTCATATCCTTGCCTTACAAACTTATCGTGTAACTCTTTTATTTGTTCTTCGGAGTGACACATGTATGTATTAGAGCGATACACTGGCCAAATGGTTTTATCTGCTGGTATCTCACATTGCAGGTTTACAAAGCGCGTTTCGAACCCTTGCTCTTTTACTGGTTTGTCGTATACAACCATTTTGAGCTTGTCCGTTAGCTCTGTTTTGCATTTTACTGCAGAACAGATTTGTTGGAATGTAAGCTCTTTGTGGCTGTATATTTCACCATCCAAAGGCAGGTAGCTCCTATGATGCTCTGCCCATTCTTTGATTTGTGGAACATTATATTCCTTGCCACCCCTTGACTCCAAATGTATAAATCCATCACCATCTTCATATAGAAGACAACGTACTCCGTCGTACTTTGGTTGAACAAAGCACGGGAATTTAACCTGTGCTTTGTTGTATTTTGTAGCGAGCATTGGCTTCATGTCCAGTCCTCCTCTTCGTTATCGTCTTTTATAAACCCTTGTTCAGGATCCATTTCTGGTATTCCTTTAATATATTCGCCGCTCTCTGTTATAGCTGGCCAATTCAAAGTTGGATTATTACCATATGGGTATTTACATTTTCCGCCTGGTTCTTCTCCGAAGGCCAATTCTATTCCTATGAGTCTTGCGTCTTCCCACACGTTGTTTGATACGTATTTCTTGCCACCATGAATAACATACCCTTCGCCATCTCCATAATCTTTGAACTCATAACCATTCATTTCGGCTAACAATTCATAAAAATCCTTGCCTCCGAATACTCCATATCCTTCGTAGCAATTTTCCTTCCATTTATTGCCTTTGTCATCTACGAGGTATACGGTGTACAAATCACAGTTCACAATTCGATGGTGTGTATCCATCGTAAACCAACTGAAACATCCCATAACTTAGTCCTCCGTATCGTCGAATAGTATTTCATCTTCAAACGCGGCCTTAAAGGCTTCTATGATGTCGCTTGTGTATCCGCAGATTCCGTTCCACTTAAGGTATCGGTCGAACAGTTCCCATGCGTCCATCTCGTTAACTCTTGCTTCTTTGTGTTCTGCCTCGTCAATGAGGTATCTTTTCAATTGTTCTTTGTTCATAGTTATTTGATTTTGTCTTTATCGCAAAATAATACATTTCCAACGATATAATCTTTTATACCGACGGCATTAATAATACGTGTCGCTATAGCATTATACGAAAGATTCTGGAGCTTTCCTTCTTCGTTGCATACAAGAAGCTTATCACCTATATGTAGAATTTCTATATATCCATCTACAATCTCGTTTAGTTCTTTAAGCGAGAAGTCCTTTCCGTTAGCAGGGTCTACTTTCTTTTGTAGACCATCTGCCGTTATGATTATTGATTGCATAATTGGTAACCTTCGATAGTTTCGTTGTACTTTATCATTCGTTCTCTCTGCAACAGCTTCATCGCTGCATGGAAGTCGAAAATGTTATATCCGACCTTGCATGCTTCAGCAATGTATCGCTCTTCGTTGTTTCCGCTCTTGATAGCCTTAACTATCCTGATCTTGAAAATAGAAACCTTGCTCATAGTTTTAATAGTTATAGATTGAACAACCAGTATTGATAATTCTCTTTGCGTTATTTAGTGTAACAGCCTCTATCTTGAAGTCGATAAGTACTGATACAAACCCGTCGCTATCCTCAAACTTCTGGATAACATGATTTTTGTAAGTTGTGCATTTTGTTTCCGACATCTCTTCTGAATTTAATTGGTTTAACTTGTTAGGTAGCGACTGTTAGTCAATTCTACCTGCTTCTTAACTATATGCAAAGGTACTAATATATTCGCATATATGCAAATATACTAATAGATATTTTAGTTAAAAATACTAAATAAACCACTGGCTATCAGTGGTTTATATGGCTTATATGATTTTCTAAATCTGGCATAACCATAATTGCACGAACCGAAAAGAATAAGCCGCACGGAATAAATCCCATGCGGCTTTGGTGTTTACAAAAAGTCTCTCATAATCTGTTCGTCCGAGATGTTGTTTAGCCATTCTTCGCATTTCTCTATAATTCCTGTCGCTGCGTCAGGAGCATCATCATGAGCGTTATATCCCTCCTTGCGATATGCTTTTAAGTCATGTGCAAACTCTGGCCATAGCTGTTCCCAGTTAGAGGGGAAGACGAGTCGGTTATTTACTTCACTCGAACGTGTGAATATTCGTATCTGTTTGTTCTTAGACTGAGTAAATGTTACGAATCTTGTTTTGCGATTACCGTACTCTTTTGTAAGGCGTTCGACGTTTCGGGCGAATGAACGACCTCCATTATTGCTTTCCACAAAACAAATGTCTGTCTTATTTCGTTTAAGCATATTAGCTTGTGCAGGCTCTGTAAACTCCATTGGACGTTTGGTGTACAATACGTCTGTTACATAATATCCATCATCATGCGCATCGAAACATATAGAGCACAGAAAATCGAAACCAGTGTCTGCAGAGTCTGTATAATTGCCAAGCATACGTGCCTTTATCCTTTCTGGCAGTGCATCATACGTTCTAAAGACATGATACATGAGTCCCTCCATTGGGGTTGGGTTCTGCATATATTGGGTTTCAAACACAAACTCGCTGGCGTGCTTGATTTTATACAACTCTTCAAGTGTATGTTTGAAAGGCCATAATGCGTGCTCTGTGCCGTCTTCGTCACGTTTAATAACAGGTAATGATACAACAGTCCATTCGTTTGGCTCAATTTCTTGCAAATATCCGCATAGGTCATGCTCATGCAATCGCTGCATAATTATGATAATTGGTGTCTTGCGTGAGTTTACACGGTTTCTTATGGTAGTCTCAAATCGTCTGTTGATAGACTCTCTTACATTATCAGAAAGAGCATCGTCTGGACGCAATGGGTCATCTATAACTATTGCGCCTGCAAAATGGTCTGGATTGAACTGTGCAGTAAAGTCATCTATGTTCTTTAGTTCCTCCTCTGTCATTTCTGCTTGACCAGCACCAAAACCGGTAATCTGTCCAAGGGTAGATGTGGCATACTCGCCCCCTCCTGCTGTAGTGCTCCATTTAGCACGTGTGTTATCGTTCTTCCTTATTTGAACTTCCGGGAAAAGTGTCTGAAAATATGTTGAAGTTATTGTGTCTTTCACCGCCATAGAATTTTCTTGAACCAAGCTTCCTGAATAAGAAATGTGCAAAAATTTTGATGCCGGGTTTAGTGCTAGTCCATAGGCGATAAACATTTGGGAACAAAGTAACGTTTTTCCGTAACGTGGCGATATGTTTATAATGAGTTTATTCGTCCTGCCCTTTATAACGTCCATTAACGCATCGCATATAATCTTATGATGTTCGCCTACGACGTACTCTCTGCGAGCCGTGTAGGCGAACATCTTAGTAGTAAACTGCAATAGCGAAGACGCTAATAGCTGCCTATGGAGAAACCGTTGCTTTTCAAAATCCATTTATATCTTTCAGTTCGTTAATATCGTCAATAGATAATTTCGGGAATTTGAATTCTTCACCATCCTTACCAGTGACTTCCTGTATGTGCTTGTCGGCAAGACCATTCAGCCGGGCAACAATATTACTGTCAAATTGATGAATTAGCGCACCATCAAGCTGTTGTGATGCAACGACATTCTCAATCTGCATAATAACAGGCTCAAAACCTTTACGTTTCATGTTACCACGCTTGAAGTCAGCCCATTTTTGGACTATGCCACAAAAAGCACAAAACCCATAAAGAGTGTATGCTCTTTGCATAACACGTACTTCTTGTCGCATGGTATTGCTTTGCCTACCATTGTCTCCAGCAATAGAGTTACTGCCGGTCTTTACTTGCCAGGGGTTGTTTTCAACATCATCACAGTAAGCCACAAACTTTTCCCAAAGTTCGGAGGCAGACTTTATTTTAAAAGGTCTGCCAACTGGGTTTGGAATCCTATGCACGAACGATTTTGTCTTCTGCTGTGATGTATCTTGTGTCATGGCTTCTTTACTTTTACAAGTTTGCCGCAATTCGAGCAATGATATTCGTAGTATTCTGAGGGCTTAACTTGAATGGTCTCTTCCACACCCTTCAACTCCTCTTTGAACTTCTGATCCTTTTGCTCCTCGGTAATTACTTTTTTAACAGAATGATTTGTTTCTTCCTTTGTTGGAACGGTGACTGTTTTGGGGGCCTTAGGCTTGGCATTAAGACCGAGCATGTTAGTTATGCTTTCGTCGAACGCATACTGTAAGCTGTTCGGATCGCCTAAATAAGATAATTCTTTACGGAGCTTTTTCTCGTTCCATGTTGCGAACTCTGATGTTTTGTCGTCTGCAATACGATACTGCTGTATCTGCTCGTCTGTGAGATAGCCTACACGTATGCACGGAATTTTGTCAATTCCCAAAGCCTTAGCCGCTTTATATACTCCATTGCCAGTTACAATAACGTTGTTTTTATCAATTGAGATGGGCTGCGTAATACCGAAGTCTTTTATCGACTGAATAAGAGCACTAACTGCATTTTCGTCTGTTTTGTGCGAACCATCATGCGGTATAATGCTTTCAATTGGCAGTTCTATGATAGTATCGTTGATTCTTATGTCTGACATATTATACCTCCTCTATTTCAATGGTTTCCATATTGCCGCAGAATGGACAAACAACCTTCATGTAGTGGCTTCCATCTTCGCGTTCTTTTAGTACGAATAGGTCTTTTGCGGGGTCTTCCTCCTCTTCGTCGGTAGATGTAGTTTCTGTTTCAGATGATGTGGCTTCTAAGTTTTCGTTATCAACTGATGAATAATCATATTGGAAGCCACCGTATTCCTCTGCTTGCTGACTAATTGAATCAAAGGAGAAATTAAGCATTTGGTCTATATCCTCGAAGAAGAAGGCCTGCATTTCTGTTGGCACTTCCATATTTCGCAACTCTTCCAAGAGCTGGTCTTCGTCAAATGATGACTTTTCGGCAAGTTTATTATCAAGGATGCGATACTTCTTCGCCATCTCATCATCCATGCTGGAATATACAACAGGAACGTACTCCATGCCTAATTGATAAGCTGCGACGTAACGTGTGTGACCGGCAATGATAACTCCTGCTTTATCTACCAAAATCGGCTTTACAAAACCGAATCGCCTAATGCTCTCCTTGGTAGGCTCTACGGCATTTGTGTTGTCGCGAGGATTATCGTAATAAGGGTAAATCTCGCTTAGCTTAACTGATTTTACTTTCATTCAATTTCTCCTTTCTTTGCTGTTTCTCTTGCCACACGCCTCTCATCTACGACTTTCTCGATTGCGGCGTTGTACTTGTAGTTTTTAAATATTTTGGCAAAACCTGTCACGTATTTTAGCTTTACGAGCTCCTTTTGTTCAAGTCCTACCTGCTCACAAATCTCACGCTCTGACTTTCCGTCACGAAGCATATTGAAAACAATGTTCACCATACCGTCGACAGAATGACTTCCTCGCGCTCTGTTATGGCGGACGGTAGAGGCCATTCGCTGGTCAATGTCCTTGTCGAGCACTACGATAGGCAATCTTCCGCCACAACGCTCGTTTATGTCAGCAAATTTGCGGATAACGAGATTTCTGTGGAATCCGTCAATGATTACGTACTTCTGTAGTTTCTCATCCCAAATGGTGACGATAGGCATAGTGTATCCGTCCTCTCTTACCGATGTATAAAGAAGTCGCATTTCTTTGTCGGCAACATGGTTTGGGTTATAGTTATTGGCAACCACCATGTCTTTGTCTACCCAAAGTACACAGTCAACCGGGTTTACTTTCTCCGGAGACAAAGAGCTTATGTATTTTCTAAGGTCGTTTAAGAACTGCAGCTTGTCTTTCGCTGCGTCAAACTCCTTCTTTATGTTTTCTTGAAGATTCATATTCTTTATTAGCTTTTTCTATTTTAACATAATTGTCACTCAAATACTGTCGTAGTGAGCGCTCAACGCTCTGTATTCTCTTCATGCCAAAATCCTCAGCAATAACACAAACTGCGCTTGTGAAGCCTATCTGATGTATTACGTAATCAACGCACTCTTGACAATGTCCTGCTTTCGCTGTGTTGCGTTTTTTTGCTGAGCGATATCCCCTTTTAATAGTTTCCGCATTCTTCTTGTCTTCACAAAGGTTATCGGCAAGGTAGTCAACGTATTCGTCCCAATCCTTGAAATAAGGAGGTAGGTTGTAACAATAATTCGCCACATCGTTAAAAGCGTGTACAGATGTATTGACATTGGCAACTCGTCTGACAAGTTTATCATAAAACCACGGATCTACCTCCTTAATAAATCCAAGGTCGTGTATAGCTTGCTCGTGGATTAACGAGCTAACTCTACACGCTCGTAACGGTTTTTGTGTGAATTGATAATTGTAGAGTTTGCAGTACGGAAGCTTATTGCTGAAGATGTAATACCACACATCATATACCTTCCAATCCCAAATAGGGTAGAGAACAAGACTTCTTGGGGTTCCGTCTTTGTAATATCCACCGCCTCCTCCCCATGTGATGCCTGGAAGGCACTCTCCCCTTGTAAGACCCGACAATCTTGCAGGCGACTCCTCAATTCGTACACCACCCAAAGTAAGGTAGTCTTTTCCAAATAACATTCTGTGCACCTGATCAAGGGTCTTGGAGAAATACTGGTTGTGCGGTATCTCCAAGTCACCATAAGAATCCGGCTCTTTTTCGCGAATCCACTTTTCTCCTGGCCCCCATACGTTGAACCACTCTCCCTTTGAGGCGTTCCATTCTTGGAAATACGACTGAATCCAATACGGCTCAACCCACGGAAGATGCATGATGTATCGTACGTATTCAATTGTCATTGGTGTTTCAGCCTCTTGGTCTAAGAAAAGAACCGGTATTTTCTCTATTCCCATTTCTTGCATAACCTCATGGGCGAGATTTAGGACTACAGTCGAATCCTTACCGCCAGACATTGTTACAACAATCTTGCGTTTGCCATAAAACTCTTTAAAGATGTATCTAAATCTCTCAAGAGCCGCTTCGTAAACATTCTTGTCACTATAAAATATCATTTCTTCCTGTTATTTAAGAGTACTTTGTCACTGGAGTTGTCGAAATGGGTGTCCAAGTAATCTTTTAACTTTGTCATCATTTCGTTATTATTATGTCCACGTGCGGCATTGTGCATAATAGTCGCATATTTAAGTTTTTCTTCATCGAAGTCAACAAAACAAACTGGAACCATTTCATATCCAATCACGCAAGCGGCTCTGTAGCGGTTTTCTCCATCCACAATCTGCATTGTAGAGCGATTAACAACGATAGGTTGGGTAAAGCCAAAATAAAGCAAGGACTTTACGAGCAAGTCAAAGCTATCTGCATCATGAGTGTTGGGGTTGTAGTCATTTGGATAAATGTCATCAACTTTAATGTAGTCAATGTGCAGTGGTTTCACCTGTTCTACCTCTATATTGTCTTTCGCCAATTTTAAAGCAAGGTTTTCTTTAGAGTTTCTTGTATTCATCGAAAAATTCCTTATTTACTATTTCTTTGACCCAATCTTTGCTTGATTTTGCGAGATATGGAGTTTTAAATTCCTCTTCCCAATTGATAGTCTTTACATCTAACTGGTTGTTATATGTGTTGCTATAGCGCTGTATCCCTCCGACGGAACCTGGATTCCCAAAAGTGCTTCTGTATGCACCAAAATGCTGAACCAAACCGGGAACGATAGCATACAGACACGTTCCTTTCGCCTGCAAATATGCTTTAAGTCGTGAGTCGTCATATCTGGTTTGGTCATCAGTCATTTTATTAGATGTCTCTACGAAATCCTTCGCCAAGTCGTTTGGGTAAACACTTGCCTGTAGCCAAAAGTTTGTCTTTGTTGAGATTACATGCTTGCCTTTATTAAAGCAGTCCATATAATCTCCATTGGTTGGATTGTAAAAACTGATAATGTTGTGCTCAGGGGCATGAGAAAGGATGTAAAGTATTTTCTCGAGGATGTTTCTGTCAAAAGATATATCATCATGGATAATCATTCTGTGTGTTCCCTCGGCTACATCCTGCGTTAGCGCTCTTGAGTAATTATCCCACAATCCTAAACCTCTATCCATGGAAATACTTACCTCTATACCAAAAGGCTTAGCACTTGTCTCTATAAGTTTTTTTAGATACTTGCCCTCACGTTCTCTTTTGGGAACGTTAAGGATAATAATTTGTGATAGCTTTATCATAGGATTTTTATTTGTTTATTGTCCAATCTCCTCCTCGTTTTGCTATGCGGTTTATAGCAACGGCAAGTCTATTGCGATTCATGTCGCTTCCATAAAATACCTTACCGGCATTAAAAGCTGCCTCAGCGACGAGCCCTTGTCCCAAGAAGAAATCTGTTATGGCTTTGAAAGGAACATCTTCACATATTTTGAAAACGGCTTCCCATTCATCCATTCCTTCAAGTTTCCAATCCTCTGGCTGTTTTGTTCCTTGTACTATCCAACAAGCATTTTTAGGACTGTGGTAATATGTGTTATTGTAAATTTTAACACATGGGAATAAAGACTCGACCATTTTGATAATTTGAGTCTTATTACGAGCAAAGCACTCTACAAAAAGCCTGTCTGGTTTTATTTGTTCGATACATTTTTTAATGTGTGTAACAAACTCGTCAAAGCTTTGGACTGGGCATTCTTTTTCCGCTTTTGTATAGTAAGCCTTTAGAACACCCTTGTTTCCAGCAGGGTCAATAAACACACAATCTGCCTTTTCCGAAAACTCAGGAAGCTCTAATGTAATATCAGCAATGGTGATTTTACTTCCATTGTCCAAACAATAGACTTCTCCTTCTGTTATGGGGTATTTATCAATACTTCCATCATAACGCAACCCTTTCTGTTTCATTGGCTATTTACAATTATATAGTTGTGATATTCTGATACGTTATTTTCTCCAAACAAATGAATAAGGGATTTCTTTGAATACACATTATGTGAAAACTTGACATCGCATTTTTCATATGTGACAGGATGATAACCCTCCTTGTAGAACATAAGAAACTTGCGGGCATTGCTCTTAGATATAGCTACTACGGCGTAACCTGACAAGTATGACGGAGAACCGAACATAGCGACAATATTATCAAACTTTTTACAATCTATGTTTTTGCCAGTGAACGGTTCGTTTACAAGACGTTCTGCAAACTCTGGATGTTTCTTGCGGAACTGTGTTAACATTCCAATACTAGGATCGATGCCCAAATAATCCTGTGGAGATATGTCGTATACCTCCGTTAGCAATCCTGTTCCACAACCGATATCTAAGACAGAACCTTTGAGAGGTGGAAGCATCGCTCCCACCTCACGGTTCTCGACTAAACTACTTTCATCACGAAAGAGGTTGTCATAATTGACTGCTATGTCATCATACTGGGAATAATTCATTTTCTATTGTCGGTTGCTGCCAAACTAACTTTTTGTTTGATATTGTTATGTATTTTTGGTGGTTGTAGAGATTGCAGCCTGGGAACATTGACTTCAATTGTACCCGGTCGTACTTAAAGTGATGCATATCTTTGAACTCTTCAGGTTCGAAGTCCTCTCGATAAAACATCAAACAGTAATCAATCCCACTCTTACCAAGTTTCTCTAGATACTGATGCATGAAATACGATGCTGTTCCAAATAGAGAAATTACGACGCTGTCTGCTGAAAGCCATTTGTTGATTGACTCTTCGAATGACTTTGTAGAGCACCTTCTATAAAATCCGAATGCGTTCGCACGGAACTGCAATATTGACTTTTTGCTAGGGTCAACCCCATAATACATTTCCGGTCGGATTTTAGACAACTTCACGAAATCGCCATTTCCTATTCCAGCCTCAAAAACCTTCTTTTCTTTAAATGAATACAAAATGGTTTTCGCCATCATGTCCATTTCTTGGTTTGTATGAAGTCTTGGAATCGGCCAGTCGAGAAAGTCAAATTCGTTGAAAACCTTCTGGCGATTTAAAATCCAAGTGGTTTCAAATGGGTCTCCCATTGTCCAATACTTGTATCCGTCCAGGTAAAGATATGGGAAATTGTATTTACCCCATCGTTCGTGTATTCCGTTCTCACGCTGGGCGCTAACGAAATAATAGAACTCTTCGCGAGTCAATGCGCACTTGTCACGATGAATGTATTCATGCGGCACTTCTATCATAGACTGAGCCCAACACCAATTACATCGTTTAACGTACTCTCTTAATTTGTCGTAGTCGTATGTCATTTGATTGCAAAAATAGTGATTATTTTGATATATGTTGTGATATATATTGATATTTAACAATAATTTAACATTATTTGTCTCCGCTTTGTGGATGTTTGGACTTTTTATTTTGTATTTATATTACACTGAATTTAATTGGTTTAACTTATTCGGATGATTTGGACAATCAAATCTAACTTCCAACTTTCTATATACAAAGGTACTAATTTATTCGCATATATGCAAATATATTAAGGGCTGTTTTAATCAAAAACGCCATTTTTATACAGCATTTGCATGGTGTTCATGTAATAGTTTTATCTGCCACATATTAGAGTCGATTAAGTTCATAATCTGTTTGTGGTATTTGCTATCCATATTGTGCTTTCCGCGGCATTGAATAACTAAATTAGAGGATAAATCCACCTCTATCGTCTCTGTTCGTTTGCCATTTATCCTGGCTGATAATATAAGGCAATTCGGCTTTCTATTTATATCATAATATCTATTTGAAAAAACACAGTGACACATTTCTTTGCCTTCTTCGAAAAATTCATCCACTGACTTTAGAACTTGGATGTGTATAATACCATCTGTAATATCTATGTCGAAGTAGCGTTCCCGTTTTTTAATATATAGTGCCGATAGAGATTTGGCTTCATTGCGTAGCTTCTCATTATATTTCTCCGCCTCTTCTAAACGTCGAAGCTCTGCCTTTTCTTCTGCTATTTGTCTTAACTTTGTCATTTTGTCTGACATGCGTTCTCTCTTTTTTTGAGCTGCTGCCATCCATTTGTCATGAGCTTCATGTAAGTTTGCCGGGCACACAAATGCTGGATTATGTAAGTCTTTTTTAAGATATGCGAGGTTATCTATCATATCGTACCATTCTGGCGTTGTCCTATACTTGTGTCGTATTGCTATCTTGATTGCCGCAGTTTTTTCGGTGTCATATATAAAGCCCTTAGTCCTGCTTTCTACCCATACTTTAGGATATTTGCGAAGAAGTGTTTCGTTATATGGGCTTGCATTAACGGTGCGTAATAATACATCAACGTCAATGTCCTTTCTATTTTGCAATATATATTTGTATTTGGGTTGAAGTCTTGCATAGTAAACTCCAGACCACCCACAAACATCACGAGGATCACCAAGGTAAGAGCAATAATCACGCTTTATTGTCATTTCTGCAAATGGTATAAAAGCATCGTTTATATATCCCATTGCTCTCGGTTTCGAAAGAAAAACGTATTTCCCGTCTTTTAGCCAATGTTGAAAACACTCTACGAACCAAGTTTTTATAGCCTTATGATAGGCAACCTTTGTGTACATCATGTAATACCTTATTACTTGCCACCCTTTGTATGTTGTTATAACAAGAAAAGAACTGACTGTTATACGTGATGAACGATTATAAGCCTCTTCTATTCTAATAAGGCGTTCTTTTGCCCATTTTTCTTGATGTTGGGATATAATTGGGAGCTTAGCAGATAGTTCCACTACCTCCCTTTCTAATTTGTTTCGTGGCTTCATTTTTTTTAGATTTAGATATCAAACAGGCTAAGCTGACCAGCCGCCTCTTCTTTTTGTTTCTTTTCTTGAGCCTTGCGCCTCGCTGATTCTTTTTTAGCTTTATCCTCTGCCTCAAGCTTGGCGAGATATCTGTCTTGAAATTCTTCTTTCGCTTTTTGTTCGAGTTGTTCTTTCGTGTGGTCAGAAAGGTTTACTATAACAGAGCATGCAGAATGGCTACATTGCGGTTTTATACCGTCTTCGTCATAATAGTGAATTGCCATGCCAAATATTTCTTCATCGACAAATCCATTGCATCCTGTTTTCTTTACCTGCTCGATTATATAATCGCAACATTCGTCAATTGACTTATCCTTATTGTTATAACGTGCAGCAAACAAATCGTCATTGGCTGCCCTATTATCAAGATAGCCTTTTATTACTTTCTTGAACGTTTCAGTTCCTTTTACCATCTTTTTATATATTTAATTTGTTTTGTATTAGTATTTTTTCGCTGTCTGAAAGTTTATCCCAATTAACTTTTCTGTAATGTCCATCCACGATGACATGAACTACAGATGAAAAACCGAATTTTCTGTTTTCTGTTACGGATAAACTAACGGCTTCAGCTTTATTGTATCTCTTTCTCCCTTGAACATTTACAGGCTCCTGAAACCTTATACTGTATGGATTAAGTGTAGTTACCTTAAAATGTTCTGCCAACATTTGTGGTGTATATATTTTTTTATTCATACAAGGCATCATCTAAATCGTCGTCGCCAACCAGTCCGTCGGTGCCGGTAGTGATGTCGACCTTGTAAGCTTCTATACTTAGGTTGTAGACGCGACCTTCAAGACTACCTTCACACGAAACGGCGCTTTTTAAGTTATTTCGAACCTTTACGGTTATCTTTGCTTTGTACAGTCCTTTTTTATCTTCCAACGTGTAAAGCGTTGCGTCGTCAGGGAAAGCTTCGTCGAAATACTTTTGTATGTAAGCTTTTACATCCTCCTTAGTTGCAAAGATGCGAAGAATACCGTGCCGGATATTTATTACATCCTTTTCGTTGTCCTCCATCTGGTCGTAAGACTCGCCAACGACAACGTAGACGGACGATAATGTAGGTATTTCTTGCGTGCAAGCTGGCGACGATGTCGGTGCTTCTTGTGGTTTCCTAACTGTAGCCATACCGTTATTTTCTAAAGTTTATATAAGCACTTGGGTAACGCATCGAGCGATGCTCGGTAACGGCGTACCCTTGTCGGCGAAACGCTCGTACAACGTTATCTACCGCTTCAAAAGACGATGTGTGCCATTCTTCATTGGGCAAACTACCAACCCAATTTCCTGCGCAGCAACCATCGGTTCGCTGTAAAATTTGTACTTCGTTTCTTGTTTTCAGCTTCTCGAGCACCCATGATGTAAGTTCGTTTTCCTGTTGCTCACGGGCATTTGACTTTGGAATTTCTATCATATTATTCTTTGTTTTTGAATTTATAATTGGGACAATTGTAAGCTTTCATCATGACCAGCAGGACAGGAAACATAAGTCCATGCTTACATCCTCTACCGTATTTGTCGGCTGCTTCACACGTTTCACAGTTGTATCGTGTATTAATGTTTAACGCTGCCATTTACTCTTCTTTTTCGTATTCTTCCACACTGAAATACTTTTCATCGTCAGTGTTTTCTTTTACCATATTAAGCATACCTCCACCGATGCCGTTGTCAATTACAAGGTCGCAGTGTGCAAACTGGTTGCCCAAAAGATTGTGCGCCACAATAGCTTCGCGCTGTGGCAGTTCATTGGTATTCCAAGCCTCACTTATTATCGTCGCTGCTTTTCTCGGTATTTGCAACGTAACTTTATTTTTCACTATATTACCGTTGCAAACAGTTCCAATTTCTACGATTATTGATGCTGTTTCCATATTGTATGTGTTTTGAGTAAATGTTTAAATGCGCTTAACGTTTTCGCCCAACGGATTATCATAAAGTTATCGTCTTGTACTTAACGTTTGTTCCAACGTGTTTCGTTATTTTAGATAGCTAACACGCTATCCTCACCCGACCAAATTAACGACATTGTGAGTACATGTCGGGTTTTTGACCCTCAAGCGGTTCTCCTTCCTCTTAGAGCTGTATCGCCCTCGAATATTTTTACGGCTTTTCTTTGCTACGGCAATGGTCTTACCTACGTCTTTTTTCGTGTAGTGCTCACGGCTTGTAATTTTGCGTCTTTACCAAGCTTTGACGGAAGTGTTAGCCCTTTCCTGCTGCGTTTAGTGTTCACCTCACCCTTTCCCCTTTCAGTCCTTTCTTTGTTTGTGAGGCAGGAAACGGCTCAAAGGTAAATTGATAACCGAAAATCTGTAAGACTGCCTAAGGCTAATGATGCCTTTGTTCCGTGCGTAGGCTTGAACTACTTGTGCGCCACATCGCAGCACGGATGGTATAAACTGTTATCTAAGCTTGCCGACCAGGTAGTTGATTTCCGTATCGGAAAGCTCTATTTTTTGTGAGTGCTTGAACTTAATCATCTCATCAATACCGATGCGAGATTCTATCGTCTGATAAACCTTGTCGCGCACACCGTTGCCTTCGCGAAAATCGAGGATGATGCCGAAAGCAAAATCCAATGCCTCCTGCTTCGCTTGCTCCTTTTGTTCTTTAAGCTCCTTTTGTAAAACCTCGGCTTTTGTGTTAAATTTACAGCCGCTCTCGATTGGGAAATCAACGCTAATGTTCTCGCACATCCTGTCGATGTCGTCGCCAAACATCTGTGCAAAATACGTATCACCTTTAAGTGATTGTAAAATCTGAATTTCTTTTTCTTTTGTCATTGCCGTATCTCCTATATTACTTTTCGTTGTTCTTTTCTTCTGCGAGTTTCTTTTCAGCTATTTCGCAAATCTTGTTATACATATCTCCATTGCCAACAATCATGCTCAGCATAGCTAATGCGCCTCTATGTTCTTCTTTTGTGTTGTACTTGAACGAAACAACCATTGCTTCTGCTAATTTTTCGAAATCTAATGTTATGGTATTCATTATATTGTGGATTTAATTGGTTAAAAATCGTATATATCACTTGCGTTGTTAAGTTCAATCACCTCGCAAGAAAGAAGTTCAACATCAGAGGGGGCTACACCTATTTTCATCAAGCGAGCCTTAAGTTTCTCTATGCTGCTTGTACCCATAACAATTGCGTTTCCCCAATTGTATGCGAATGTTATATTATTCTCAACGAAAACGAGTACCAATGATTCTGGGAAGTTGTTAATCTTTATTGCTTTCATAATCTTTAATGTTTTAATTGGTTTAACTTGTTAGGTAGCGACATGTTAGTCAATTCTACCTGTTTCTTAACTATATACAAAGGTACTAATATATTCGCATATATGCAAATATACTAATAGATATTTTAGTTAAAAATACTAAATTTAAAACTTGTAACTTGCTGAATATCAGAATGGTGCGTCTTCTTCAATTGGCTCGTTTGCGTCTGTTAGATGCGGCGTGTTTGAGAAAGAATCGGATATGTAGAAATTGGTTGTCTTTTTGTCAAAGCCAAGAAAGAATTTGAACGTTCCAATGTTTCTTCCTTTCGCTACATCTATCATTGCTGTTCCTTCAATTGGATATTCTTCACGATTGTCATATGGGGCAGGATAACTTCGATTGTAATATTCTGGTCGGTATATGAGCATCACTATATCTGCTGCTTCTCCTATCTGTCCACTGTCTCTAAGGCGGTTTAGGTTCGGCTCAGGATTGTTACTATCGCGTGATAATTGACTTAGTGCTATTATCCAAATACCGAGTTCTTTTGCTAGGTTTTTGAACCTACGTGCAGCGTCACCCATCGCTTGCTCTCGACTAAAGCTTGTGTTTTTAGAATTTACGTTGAGTATTTGAAGATAGTCAACTACAGCTCCGCCTATGTCAGATTTCATTTTCATCATTCTTATTGATAATAAAATGGAGTCTATATTTGATGTGCTCTTATCGTCGAAGAAAAGGTTCTTTCCAGGGAGTGCGCCCCGTGCTTCGTCTATCATCTTTATTTCTTCTGAAGACATATTTCCTGAGTAAAGTATTGTATTTGCAGGTATGTTTGTTTTTGCCGAAATCATTCGAGCTGCCAATTGTTCCTTGGTCATCTCCATGGAATAGAATGCGACCTTTTCGTTTGTCTCTATCGCATGTCTTGTTATTGTCAACGCGAGTGAACTCTTTCCCATTGAAGTCTCGCCGGCTATGATTATCAAATCCGATTTTTGCAGTCCACCCTTTGCATCAAATGGTGCAAATCCTGTCTTAGTGCCAGTAGTAACACCGCCATGCTTCATGTTTAAGCTGATAATGCTATTCAAACACTTCATGGAATCTTCAAGCGTAAAGACACCTTCCGCTTGCTCAAAAACACCGTTTATGCCATCTATTGCTTGCTGATGTGCATCTGCTGTGGGTATTTCTTCTGAAAGCCCAACGTTTGATAGTTTTTGTCCTATCAGCCACATCTTGCGTCTCCTGCTTAAATCAACGAGGCGTATAATATGATATTCCATCCCTGCGGTAGATGCAACCATAGACGTGATGTTTACAAGGTCTATCGCCGAAATCCGCTCTTTTTTCTTCGCCAATTCGGCTGAAACCGTAATTAGGTCTATTGGGATGCCATTTTTGCCCATCATGTCTATGGCCTTCCATATGCTCTTACATGTGCTGTCGTAAAAACAGTCGTCAGTCAAATGCTGACTCGCAATTGTGTATGCAGTCTGATCCATAAGCAAGCAGCCTATTACAAACTTCTCTTCTCCAATATCATTTATTAGTGGGGCATTTTTTGTATCTGTGCTCATCTGAATGACTCCTCCTTAAAGCTGATAATTTGAAACATTTCCTTCATTCTATCGGTCACACGCTCGCTCTCATACTTATTACCCAAGTCGCTTGCACTGAAATTAGAAGAGATAAAAGTTGGTAGTAACCTATCATATCTGTACTCAAGTACGTCAATGTAGGGGTATATAAAATTTCCGTAATTGGAGATTTCTACTGGTTCTGCTCCTAAATCATCAATGAACAAATATTTCGTGTTCTTAACGATTCTGAAAGCACTTCTATCACATGACAACTCTGCCAACTCTCTTGCAGTAATAAAAGTTGGATATTTGTCTCCCTCGCAATAGATTATTTTTTCTTTGTCTATTAGGTATACGAGCAAATCCTTTATGGCTCTCATCATAGTGGTTTTGCCGTTACCGACTGTACCGGGGATAAAGAGCCCATAGAAGTTGTCTTCAACAGTAAGAAAATCGCCAATACGGGAAATATTGTTCCGCAACTCTTTCGTAAACTGAAAGATACGTTTCCTTACTTCGACTTCTCTTTTATAGAAGCCATAAATCAAGTTCTTTGCTTCTCTATCGCTTAGCGGGAGTCGCAAACCCCTTGTCATATTCGTCCTTGCTTGCGTAGGTTGGTACGCCTGATTCTTTTCTTCGGTGTGTTCCATTTTTTTCTATTCTGTTTGTTGTTTGACGCAATGAGTTGTATCGTGAACTTAGGTTTGGTATGGTAAAATTTCCAAGTAACCATGTGTCGCCTTTATTGTAAGCGTACTCTACAAAAGCCTTGAATGCACTGAACATATTCTCGTCGTCGGTCGGACGCGGGTCAGCGTGACCGTCTTCCGCTTTGTGACTTTTACGAGTGAAACGGATGGCATTTAGTAGAACCTTTAGTTGCCCAGCATCTTTTGCCGTCCAGTAATATTCTTCGGGGTATCGTTCAGATACATACGCTTCGAAAAACTTACGACACCGCTGATGCAAAGTCCCAGCGGTCGTTCGACCGCTATCCGTCTGATAAGACACTTCTTTCTTTTTTTCTTCTATAGGGGGTATGGGGGGAATGTCTTCTTTTTTTCTTTCCGTTTGTGTACCACTTTGCGTTTCCGTTTGTGTACCACTTTGCGTTTCCGTTTGTGTACCACTTTGCGTTTCCGT